ATATATACATGTTCTTGTTATTAACACGGGAATGATTCACTCTAAGAATTTAAATTCCACTTATGATGTTGGCTTGCTTGACAATCATTTTGATTCTCCCTTTTCAGCTCTTGGTGCGGTAAAACCATTCATTATCATTGATGAACCACATAAATTTCCTACTGGTAAAAAGACATGGGAAAATATAGAGAAGTTTAATGCTCAATATATTATCCGCTACGGTGCGACCTTTAGTGAAGGCTATAAGAATTTAGTTTATCGACTTACAGCTGTGGATGCATTTAATGAAGACCTTGTTAAAGGTATTGATGCGTACATTGAGGATATTGTTGGTGATGGTGACGCCAACCTAAAGTTCATTAAATCTGATGGGGAAGAAGTTACATTTGAGCTAAATGAAAATAACAAGAAAACTTTATTTAAGTTAACAAAAGGCGAATCTCTATCTAAGACACATAGTGCTATTCACGATTTAACTCTTGATGCCTTAGGCAAGAATACAGTAGTGTTGAGTAATGGTATTGAGCTAAAAATTGGTTGCTCAATAAACCCCTATTCTTACGATCAGACACTTGCTGACAGCATGATGAGGAAAGCTATCAAAGAACACTTTAAGTTAGAAAAAGAGTTTCTGACACAAAGGCCACGCATAAAGCCTCTTACTCTTTTCTTTATTGATGATATTGAAGGTTATCGTGACGGTAATAATATTGCCGGAAGTTTGAAAGCTAAGTTCGAAGAATATGTTTTGGCAGAAGCTAATGAACTGTTAAAAATAGAAAAAGATGAGTTTTATAGTAACTATCTTGAAAAAACAGTTAAAGATATATCTTCCGTTCATGGCGGTTATTTTTCAAAAGATAACAGTGATAAGGATGATAAAATCGAGAAGGAAATCAACGAAATCCTTCATGACAAAGAGCTTTTGCTGTCTTTAGATAATCCACGTCGTTTCATTTTCTCCAAATGGACGTTGCGTGAGGGATGGGATAATCCTAATGTCTTTCAGATCTGTAAGCTCCGTTCGAGCGGTAGTACCACATCCAAGCTTCAAGAGGTAGGGCGCGGTTTGCGTCTTCCTGTGAATGAATACATGTGTCGAGTGAAAGACCGCAATTTTACCCTTAAATATTATGTCGATTTTACAGAAAAGGATTTTGTTGACTCACTTGTTAAAGAGGTCAATGAGAGTTCTTTCAAAGAAAGGGTTCCAAGTAAGTTTACTCAAGAGCTTAAGGAACAAATCAGGGCTCAGTATCCTGAGCTTTCATCCAGAGCACTAATGAATGAACTTTTCAATGATGAAATCATTGATGACAATGATAATTTCAAAGATTCAGATGCCTACAGCCGCTTAAAATCCAAATATCCAGCAGCATTCCCTATAGGAGTGAAACCAGGTAAAATCAAAAAAGCTACTGATGGAAAAAGACGCACTAAAATGCGTGTTGGTAAGTTCAGTGAGCTGAAAGAACTATGGGAATTAATCAATCAAAAAGCGGTGATTGAGTACAAAATAAACAGTGAAAATGAGTTTTTATCCATTTTCAAGTCATTCATGCTCGAAGAAACAGAACGATTTACCAAATCAGGCGTTCATACTCGCATTGATAAAATTTACATCCACAATGATATGGCAATGTCGAAAAGCATTGTTAGTGATGACGATGACTTTGCTAAGCTAAACACAATGAGTTATCGAGAGTTTCTCGATAACTTATCACAGACTATTTTTGTTAAACACGATACTTTACATAAAGTTTTTTGTGATATAAAAGACACTATTAATATCACTGAATACCTGAATATTCAAACAATCAGAAAAATTAAATCTGGTTTTAGTAAGTATTTGTTGAACAATTCGTTTAATAAATTCAGCCTCGGATATAATTTGATTTCGGGTTCAATTCATCCCACAAAGTTCACAAATGCTGATGGTAAGCCTCTAGACGAGGTATTATCAAGTGATCTTGGTGTATTACAGGATAATTCAAAAGCACCATTAGATACTTATCTTTTTGAAGAAGTTTTTTATGATTCAGAGCTTGAAAGGCGTAATATAACAGATAGAGAGATCCAGTCTGTTGTTGTTTTTTCAAAGATACCGAAGAATTCTATTAAGATCCCGGTAGCTGGTGGATACACTTACTCACCCGATTTTGCTTATGTTGTAAAAACAGCAGAAGGTGATTATCTTAACTTTATCATTGAAACAAAAAACGTAGATAGTAAGGATAGTTTACGGCTTGAAGAAAAAAAGAAAATTGAACATGCCCAGGCGCTTTTCAATCAAATAAGTCAGTCTGTTAAAGTTGAATTCAAAACGCAGTTTGCTAATGATGATATTTATCAGTTAATCAAGAGCGCATTACCATAATTCCAGTTTAAAAGGAGGTGAAAACCTCCTTTTTATGACATCCAACACGACCTGAAAGAAGTGGCGCTCAGGTCGTTAAAAATAGTTTCCCTTTCCAGTTAAGATTCCATGTGGAACGCTTTTTTCCGCAAGTCTCTGTGTGCCGCGAATTATGTTAATCAGTGGGCTTAGTAACGATGGTTCCTGGCGTGGCTCAACTTCTCCAGCCATTGCCCTGATGTAGTCGGAGTTTGCAACGTTGTTGTATTCCGTTGCGAAGCAGCATAACAACGTCAGAACGTGCTCTGTCGTTATTTCGCTCCAGTTGATGTTGAAAAATTCATCGCCTTTTTTGTCATGTTCGGAATCGAAGATGCTTTGGTGGAGGATGTATTTGCCGGATTCCTTGCGCGGTAACTTGATCGCTTTCTGGCGTTCCAATTCCTTGTAAATCTGCATTGCTTCAATCAGTACCGGTCTACCGTTCATGAAGGGATCACGCAACCTTACACGCTGGCCAACTCGACCGGTAATAAAGCTGTTTTCCTCTTCCACCAGCACGATAAAACCCTTTTCCTCTTTTTCTCGCAATTCGCGCAGCAGCTGGAGTTCCATATCGCGGCGGCGTTCAGGGTAGCTGGTCCGCTCAGCCATTATCAGCTCATTGTTGATCCATGCAGCAGTCATTGACGCCGGTTTGCCGACGCTCATTGAAACAACGCATATTTTCTTATCCATAGCGCCCCCTACAAAAAAGAAAAGCCACCAGCGGCGGCTTAGCAATACAACAGAAGGTAGCGCCCGGTACTCAGACTGTGCCGTCCATGGAATATTTGAAAAGGGATCCATCCGTACCGGGCGTGTGATGATTCTGACTCAAGTCACTTGTCAGTTGTCAATCATTTAATATTAAAAATAATATATTTATTAGTGCATGATGTTTGCCATTTCATAGGCGTCAGCCAGCAACTCCATCTCTGACTTGTTCAGCAAGGTGAATTCTTTCTTGCCTCCAACCACACCATCGGCATGAACAGGGACCAGCCAGGGGTATTTTTCTCTTACTTCAGCCGGTGCTGCATGCTGGTGGTGCCATCTACAAAGTGGCAATTGCTTTTTGTGACAACCAGGCGCGGTACGACCGGAGATATGGTGCAGAGACACCTCTTCAGATATTACTCCATGCATATAGCAGGCAATGCAGGGGAGAGCGCCAAGAGCATTGGCTATGCGCCGTTCCTCCGCCGTCGGTGTTCGTCCCTTCAAGTCACGAGATTTTATTTTTACCGCGCTTTTCCGCGTTTTGCTGGCTGGTGGGCGCTCTTTCTGTTTAGCGATACGGCGGTCGATAGTATTCCGCATTTTCTGATATTGAGATTCTCGCCAGGCCGGATCAGCCAACTTCTCCCGTTGCCGAGCGATCGCTCGTTCTCTGGCTGCCTTCTGCCACTTGCGGCACTGTTCAATTTTTGTTCGATTGTTTTCATATGGCAAAAAAAAGGCGGCCTAATGGCCGCCAATGATGTCAAGGAGTGAAGTAATGGCAACGTCTTCGTAGTTGACAAAACTGCGGCTCAATTATAGCAATCAATTAGAGCAATGATAGATATTTAGTTAATCGCGAATCACATTTTTTCACTTCAGTACCTGTGTGCTATACTCCTTCTTGATTGATTGGATGCGGAATACAAACCCGCTCTTTTGTGCAGCCTGGCTCCTTGCCAGGCTTTTTTTTATTTCAGCATGGAAGCTGTTAACGCTTTGGACCTTGCTGAACTGATTGAGAGGGCTTTGTCAACGTGCCCCAAAAATTCGCCAAACTCAGACATCACTTTGGCAAAACCGCGCCGTGCTTCTTCCTCGGTGGCATTCATCACGAAATGTTCAGCACTACGAATACTTTTGACAGGGAACGCAACAGATATTGAGTCAATATCAGCCATTCTATCGCTTAACTTTACAGTGACAATGACGGCTGGCGACTGAATATTAGTGCTTACAGACAGCACTACATATTTTCCGCCGATGTCGAAATCCTTTCTCATATGTCACCATAAATATCAAATAATTATAGCAATTTCTTATATATTGACGGCTAATCACCATCTTCCAGCAGGCGCACCATTGCCCCTGTTTCACTATCCAGGTTACGGATATAGTTCATGACAATATTTACGTTGGTCCAGCCACCAGCTTGCATGATCTCCGGTATTGAAACTCCGGCGCGGGCCATATCTCGCGCGGCTCCGACACGGGCACTGTGTCCAGACCAGGCCAGGTATCTCTGACCAGAGTCATCCTTAGCGCCGTAAATCAATCGATGAGTTGCTTCAAAAATCCCTTCCAGGGCGCGAGTTGATAGCTGGCAGGTGGCAGATGGCGCGGCAACACCATTTTTTCTGACACGGCAAAACAAGTAGTTATTCGGATCATCAGCCACACCAGAGACAGAAATCCATCGCTCGACCAGTTTAGTTACCCCCAGGCTAAGTGCCTTCTCTACACCTGCGGTGCTAACCAGCGTTTTCGTTCTGCCAATATGGATTAACATTCTCCCACCGTCAGTACGTGAGATATCTTTAACCCTGATCCTGGCAATTTCGGCTATACGTAACAGGGTGTTATAAGCAATCCCCAGAAACGCCAGATTCCGTATATCCTGGCAGCGATCGCTATTTTCCATGAGTGAACGAACCTGGTCGAAATCAGTGCGTTCGAACGCCAATGCCTGTTTTGCACGTTCACCGGCATCAACGTTTTCTTTTCGAATCCGCCGCATGACCAGTGAAACAGCATTACTGTCACTTGGTCGTGGCAGCCCGGACCGACGATGAAGCATGTTTAGCTGGCCCAAATGTTGCTGGATAGTTTTTACTGCCAGACCGCGCGCCTGAAGATATAGAAGATAATCGCGAACATCTTCAGGTTCTGCGGGAAACCATTTCCGGTTATTCAACTTGCACCATGCCGCCCACGACCGGCAAACGGACAGAAGCATTTTCCAGGTATGCTCAGAAAACGCCTGGCGATCCCTGAACATGTCCATCAGGTTCTTGCGAACCTCATCACTCATTGCATCGACCGGTAATGCAGGCAAATTTTGGTGTACGGTCAGTAAATTGGACATTTAACACTCAGATAATGGTTTTAAGTAAAGTGTACAGGATCGGCTCTGCCTTTACCTGTTTATGGTTCTCGTCATAGAAACGCCAGCGACCGCGCGTGCGTTCTATTTTCTCTTCACCGCGCGATAATGACAGTTGGCAACTATCACGATCAAACCCTTTTGCCCGCCAGTAACCACGGTTTTTCTCAAGCTCAAGATGAGTGGACACTTTAGCAGCTGAATATCCCATTTTTCACCTCTGATTGATTGGTGGTGCTAAGTGCGCTACGCGAAATCTGGAGCACTAACACTGCCAACATTTCGCAGATTTTACGTAGCGCAACCTTGATCAAATGATCAAGTGATCACTATTTAACCTGATAAGGTATTGAACTGTATGGATTTACAGGTAAATTGATCATGTTCAATAACCCTTAATATAACTTCGTATAATGTATGCTATACGAAGTTATTAGGTCTGAAGAGGAGTTTACGTCCAGCTGTGCATAAAAATCAAGAATTATTAGAGCAATAAATTTTGAGAGAAAAATCCCACTCCACCAGCCAAAAACTGGATTGTTTTTCATAGTTGTTTGACAATTGCTCTAATAAATTATAGTTTTGCCGCCGTTTCGTAATACGACTTTGGATTCACTATTTAATGTGTCTTCAGCGTTGTAGAGCGGCTCAGAAGGAAATGAGCAAACAGGGAAACCTTATACAACGGCATTACAGCTATGCATTGCTCATCTTACACACAGCGCAATGTTGTTAGATTACCCCAGCATGGATCATGGGTGAAACAGTAGGTCAGAGCTTCAGGCTCTGTGTTGTAAATACAGTGAGGCATAATTATGGCTTTCATTCCACCAACCATCGACGACGTTAGACATTGCTCTAACGCTTTATCTGTAGACCCCGCCGAAACCGACGCTGCCCGCGCCATTGCTGAACACTACTCAAAGATATCCAATCAGGAGTACCGCATCACCCAAGACGACCTGGATGATCTCACTGACACAATCGAATATCTCATGGCCACTAACCAGCCAGACTCACAATAAATGCACTAATAAATCTATTATTTTCGTTGGATCCTTCTATAATGATGGCCAACAACTCCCAGTGTAATCCGCTGTGAGTTGTTGGCCATGTCAATTCTGGAGGAGGATCAATGATAAATTATGTCTACGGCGAACAACTGTACCAGGAGTTCGTCAGCTTCAGGGATCTCTTTCTAAAAAAAGCTGTTGCACGCGCCCAACACGTTGATGCCGCCAGCGACGGTCGTCCTGTTCGCCCGGTTGTCGTTCTGCCGTTCAAAGAAACGGACAGCATTCAGGCTGAAATTGATAAATGGACTTTAATGGCGCGGGAACTGGAACAGTACCCAGACCTCAATATCCCAAAGACTATTTTATATCCAGTGCCTAACATCCTTCGTGGTGTGCGGAAAGTAACGACTTATCGGACGGAGGCTGTTAATAGCGTAAATATGACTGCCGGTCGTATTATCCATCTGATCGACAGAGATATTCGAATTCAAAAAAGCGCAGGCATTAGCGAACATAGCGCAAAGTACATAGAGAACCTAGAAACAACGAAAGAGCTAATGATGCAGTATCCGGAAGATGAGAAATTCCGTATGCGCGTACACGGCTTTAGCGAGACTATGCTCCGCGTCCACTACATTTCCAGCAGCCCTAACTATAATGGCGGTAAATCAGTTAGTTATCACGTCCCATTATGTGGCGTATTTATTTGTGATGAAACTCTCCGCGATGGGATCATCATCAATGGCGAGTTTGAGAAAGCAAAATTTAGCATTTACGACTCTATAGAGCCAATCATCTGCGACCGCTGGCCACAGGCGAAAATATATCGCATGGCAGATATTGAAAACGTAAAAAAACAAATTGCCATCACTCGCGAAGAGAAAAAGGTCAAATCAGCCGCATCAGTTACGCGCAGCCGTAAAACTAAGAAGGGGCAGCCAGTAAACGACAACCCCGAAAGCGCGCAATAAATTATGCCCGGCATCAACCGGGCATTCTTCCATTATTCAGCCGCCACCGGTTTTAACAAGCCAGCATCGAGCAGTTTACGCGTCAACCACTGTTGGCCTTTCCCTGTTAACTGAGGTGTCAGCCGTATCTGGTAGCCATCTTCATCATCCAGCACCACTTCTTTCACCGTGAAATACCCGGCATTGATGAATTGCTGGAACGGTACATTTTTACGTCCGCCGGACGCTATCAGAATGCCGTTCTCCCGTAACCAGGCAAACAGCGCATTTTGTTTAAGTCCAACGACCTTTGCAAAATTCCCAATCAGGATCCCTTTAGCTACTGATACCCGGTCGGCAAAATCGACTTTAGGAGCGGCGGCCACCAGCTGCTGATTTAGCTGGTGGGCTTTCTGTTCCAGAAGTTGCTTTTGTTCAGCCAGTTCGGCAGCCAGGCGCAGAGCTTCGGGAAGCGTCTGAGGGATTGCGACCGGTTGCTGTTCTTTTTGCCGGAAGTAGCTGTCTTCCAGTTTTTCAAAGAATGCCCATGCCTGATCGGTTTCGATCATTTTAGCGTGGCGGGCTGCGCCGCGTTCCGTCCAGAGAGTGAGGTTTCTGGCGTTCTTACCAACAGAGTTACTAAAAGTAACTCTGTTCTTAAATTCCTTTAATTTTGAACCAGTTAAAAGAAAGTAGTGTTTACCTTCTTCAAAGCGATCGGAGTTGCAAGACAAATTTTTACGAATATTGCCTTCATCGGTTCCGTACCCCTTAGCAAGAGTTTCGGTTGTTACGACACGTACTCCCTGCCATTCCAGAACGGGAATTTCATCCGGCTGATTTTGAGCAACCACCAGCTCCGATTTCTGAACTGAAGGTGCATGAATTTTTTCTGATTTAACGTTAGTTGCTTTCATTCTGTGTGCCTCCTTGCGTGCTTCGGCTGCGACGGTTGCGTAATTCAAATGACCCTGTTCGAGCAGGTATTCGCGGATATCAGACAGCAGGATACGGTGAACCGCGTTCTTGTCCTTTCTCCGGTAAAGTTGTTTGGTGATCATGAAGTAGTTGGCTATAACGCCTGGTATATCCCTGGTACTGATACAGGCAGTGTGCTGTTCAATTGCCTCAATCATTTCTTCACGGGTGACTAATGACGTTCTCATAGTCCCTCCTGAGCAGAAGCATTAACAGGGAGGCACCAGTAACTGAGAGAATTGCGTGAATCAGTGGAAAAACGGGCAGAGAAAATACATGGGGCGTCAGGAAGCTGAGAGCGGGCCTCATCTTCTGTCGGTGCAATAACGAAGTGATAGTGGCGTTTCTGGCAGGAGTAAAAGCGCCAGATGAATTCAGGGTGAGCTGGGGTAGGGGTAGTAGCCATAATGGCAGCCTCCTTAGACGTTGGTATGTAACCACCGCAGAAGAGACCAATCTTGCTGGCGGTGGACTGTACGGAGTTGGCCTTACTGGCGTCCAAGGTAACCAGCCTACCCGAAGGTAGCCCCATACAGCCCACCATTGTAGAGGTGTGCGTGTACGCCGATACAAAAAAAGACGCGAGCGGCGTCTGTATCGCCTTAGACTTAAGCGGGAGGCCAATCCCGGCACCCGTTTTAATGAGGTGCCTGATAAGCATAAACCGAAAATGCCTCAAGGCGCAAGAGGTCAGGTTCAATGTAACATCGGCAGTCAAAAAACACAATTTATTAGAGCAAGTTTTTACTCATTAAGCCATGCCAGAGCTTCATCAACCTGTTCTTCGTCTTCGACGCTAAGCACTTCATCCTGGGGAACATAGTTCGCCAACATAGCGAAACAATATGTATCCCAATGGTCCGGTGAGTGCAGGTTGAGTTTTTTCTTCATATCTTCCTTTGTCATCACCTTCCATTGACCTGCGGAATTTATCCCTACCGGTATCTTTGATGCTTCCTCTATAGTCGCAGCCCCCTTATCAAGCCGCATACGCCCTGATTTTACAGCTTCTGCCGCCTGAATATTCGCGAAAGCGCGCATATCGTAATAAAGGCTTTTATCTTCGCGGCTGTGCATCTTTTTACCCCAGCGGATACGCTGGACGGTAATACCATAGCGTTCGTACATCAGATCAGCCGTCGATTTCCCCAAGCCATCGCCATCAATAGCTATGGTTATGTTCGGGAACCGTTCTGGGTTACATTCTGCGAAAATCTTGGCGGCTAACTGCGTTTCTGTAACGTCTGTGTATTCCAGCATACGATAGTTGATTACACGGCGTTTATTTCGCTGGCCGGACACCATCATGATATTAATAACGGACTTATCTCGTCCTGTGCCACCAGCAACGTCAACACATGCAACCCAGCCCCATCCTTTGGCAATCTTGACCTTTCGCCGCGTCGCCCGCTCAACCTCATCACGACCAAGAAGAAAGCCATCTTGAGATTTGGGAAATTCACCACGTACTTTGATCATGTACATGGGGTTATCACGACCGCCATACTCCGCAAGTTTTGCTCGTATAAATTTTGCATCTACAAGCGGAGATTCTTCACTATTCAGTATTATCGCAGTAAACAATCCATCAGGATTTCCCGGGCGAATAGCTAGTCTGTGGTGTGAATCGTAGAAATAGCCTGAAGGTCGCGTAGGCTGGGAAAGAAGCAGAATACGGTTATCCTTACCGGTCAGCGCACCTGTTATCACACTGAATGCTTTATCACTCACACCCGACGCTTCGTCGATGATATACAAGAGATGATCGGCGTGTTCACCAGCCAACGCCTCCTCATTTCCGGGGCGACAGGACTTTATCAATATTGTCCAAACACCCTTGCCAGTCACCTCAAAAAAAGACGTTTCTGTAAGAATGAAATACTTCGACAACCACGGGAATCTGCTAACAGCAGTAGCCCAATTGCTCTTTATGTATTTGAAAATACCATCAAGGACTTGCTGTCTTTTGTTAGCGACCAGAATGACGCGAGCGCCGGGGAAAAACATGATGAAGAGTATTGCAATGATACTCGTCATATCCGACTTACCAGTACCATGGCCGGAGGTCACACTTGTCCAACTGCCGTCCTGCTGCGTGGACTCAATGATCTCATCCTGCTGCCAGGTTGGTGTCTTCCCAAACAACACATCAGCGGCCGCAATCCAGTCATAACGATATAGCGCCACCAGCTCGCGCCAACGAGGGTCCGTTACGCAACTTCTGGCCATTAATCATCATCCCCGTACAGTTTGCGGGTAACTTCTTCGTCTTCCTCCTCGTCTTCGTCCAGATCCTGTTCAAGCCATGCTTCGTTTGATGCGCCTTCCGCATCGACATCACCATAACCGCCTGTATCGACGATATCGGCAATTTCTTCTCTACGATGCTCAATCCACAATGCGGCATCAGCGCGGCGGCTGGCGGCCCGTTCTCGCGCGATTTTATCCAGATCTTCAAGTGATGGAGCGCCAGATGCTGTTTGGTTTTCCTCATCATCGGTATTGGTCTTAGGAGCACGCAGATCGGCTTTGATTTGCTCCAGCATCAGGGGCGGCACTTTCCCGCCATGCGCCTCGATGAATTCAGCCGCTTCCAGCACAGACCAGTTATTTTCACGCTTTCGTTCGTATGCCAGCTTAACGATGCCTGCTTGCCCCATAGACAAAGCGTGTTTTTCCGCCTCCCGGCTTTCTTTTCGATAGTTATTCCGGATGCTGTAAATTGTGTTGATCAGACTGCTTATCTGCGCAGAACAACTGTTAAGCATGCTCGCGATACGGTATTCAGGCGGAGTTCCTTCATCATCGTCTTTTTGCTGATCGCGCATTTCCTGCACCAAGCGAATACACGTATCCCTGGCGTTCTCCAGCATAAGGAGATGAGAAAGTGACTTTTCCAGAAGAGTGGTTTCCAGAACATCAGCTCCGGAACGACGCAACATAGCGCGCGCGGCCTTCCGCGCTTCAACGTTATCTATCAGGTAATCGCCAGCTTCGAATTCAAAGCGTTCACCATCATCATCCAGGGTGTCGCGTTCCAGGCGATCACGTAAGGTCCGGTGGGCGCGGGTGATCACGTCATGATCATCTGAACGATCATTTATGCGCTTATTTTGGCGCTTCGCATTCTCGACTGCGGCACTGATAACGGCATTAACTCTTTGTTTTTCCGCTATTTCAGCCGCAATGTAATCACCCGCATGTTGATCATTAGAGTGATCAATGATCATGCTTTTTAGTGGCTTCCTGACTGGCTTATTTGGCTTGCGACTGTCCGCTGTTCCGCTGTCTTCTTTGAAGGCACGGAGATAACGACGTGCTGTGTTTGGGTTGAGATTAAACTCGGCGGCATATTGTGCGATGGTGTAACCACCATCTCGCGCCAGGCGAGCAAAATTCTTCTTGTGATCGTCCCAGGTCACTTATGCTTCCTTTCGTATAAAACTCTTTTTGACGCGAGGGTAACGAAAGTCACATGTCAAAAGACCCGGAACGGGCAAGCAATCAGATACGTGCAGATGTGGCATTACCGTAATGACGGTGCTGACGGGCCACCTTATTGAAAAGTTGACGCACCATTACCCAAGGCAGGTGCTCCCGGCGTTCCTTTTCGTCCTGCGTCATATAGAGTTCGTTCTGGAGTTTTTCATCAAATCTGCGCGGAGCGCGGCTGCGGCGAAAGAATTCAGGGTTCAGCGAGTGGATCTGAAATCTACGTGGGCGCGTACTATCGTCAATCAAAACAGACGAATACTTAGACACAGCGATAGCCTTTAAGCGCAGATAAACGTCGCGCTTATCGACATCCAGATGCGGGTATTCCTTTTCAAGGATTGCTGCGAGTTCTTTCGCTGATAGAAGAGATTTAGTGCGGATCATGTAATCCGCAATCTCATACGATGTTATTCGTGAGTGATTTATTTCCATGAAGTGGCGTCCCTGCCAGTTAAGTAACATCCTGTCACCTACTGATTAGCCCATGTAAACTAATCAACGTGGAATATAATACCCTCGATTAAGGAAATAGCAACACATTAGAGCAATTTTATCTAACGCTCGACGAATGACTTGTGATAGCGCCGACTCCAAGCGCGTAATCAAAGAACAATCGTTGATGCATCGCCAGCCTGCCGTGCGTTTTCTCCCAATTATCGCGGTCACGCTCAATATCACGCTGGCATGACTGGCACAGAGGAATTGCGTAAATGTCATGCGCGCATAATCGACTATGACGAACGATATAAGGCGTAATGTGAGCGCCAACTCCCGCAGCTCCACACCCACAGCATGGACGGGAAGCAACAAAGTCCATGTACTCAGGTAATTTTAGCGATTGCAGTTTTGGGATTTTGAAATGCGCCATGCCGGGGTCGGAGTCAACATTCACAGGGCATACTTTTGCACGCATCGGCGCGGCGCGTTCTTCCATCATCTGAACATATGCTGTAGCGCGATCGTCATACGGGCGAATATCCGCCTCTTTCAGAGATCCGCTATCCTGCGTTGCAGCCTTAATCTTATTTATTGATATACGGCAGACTTCTTCCGGCATCAGGTGCATCATGTCGCGCATGAAAGCCCACCAACACAGTTCCTGAATACTTAAATCATGGCCATCTGAAAGCCCCATTTCCTGACGGGCGACATCCAGTATCCAGTTAACGCGATTATTATGCAGCGTTTCTTTCAGCTCATTAAAACCACGCATCCGGTAATGGTTATCGTGATGCCAGCACAACAACACCGCGCTATTGTCTCGTTCTGCGTGGACAATATGGTTGTCACACCAGCTACGATCTGCGGCCTGGCATTGCCCCTCTTTCCTACGCAACCACGCCACCAGCGCGTCAATTCCACCAAGACGACGAAACAGTTCATCGCTGTTAAAAAACGGCTGCAACGCCTCATTTGTTGCCATAGTTTGCTCGGAAACAACGAGGCCGTCGTCCATGTGCTCGATTAACTCACGCGGCACCGGCTCCATAATAAATTTACGGCCAGCCTCCACCAGCTTTCTGACTTCCTGATCCACTTTGAATGTGGCGACGCCAAGCTCTTTTTGTACAAAGGGAGTAATTACGGCTTTCACATCACACCTTTCATCACTGATTGGGCTTTATCTGCTGCCCGGCATTCTCTGTTTAAGCACAACCATTTCCTGACGGCATAACACAGCAATAGCGGTCCTGGCACCAATTTGCTTACCAACCAGGTATTGCTTTACCTCGCGGCGACTCACGCCATCAAGAAGCATCTTTAACGCTTCACGGGACAATTTGTTGTATTTACGTGCCATTAATCTACTCCGCGGAACCATACAATCTACGTAACGTGTCGGCGACAGAAGATACAGATATCTCGCCAGTCGCAGCGCCTACGGTAAGGTCTGCCAGTTCAGGTGAATCAAATACCTGCACCCCGTTACGGCGTAGAAATAGCAGCGCACTGTTTAGCGCGGTACGCTTATTGGCATCATTGAATATATGCCCTCTCGCTGTAGCCACTAGGTAGGTGGCGGAGACTTCGAAAAGGTCGGTGATCTCTTCGTAGGCAACTCTGGCCTGAACTCTCCCGATAATGGCCTCTGCCCTACCCGGATCTGACATTCCCGGCAGGCCGCCGTAGCGGCTTATATTCGCATCATGAAGCGCAATAAGTTCTTCCGGTGATATATGCCTCATTATCGGTTAACCAGTTCCTTGTTGGTGGAGTCCAGGGTGTCAAACAGGGATGCAAATTCAGCATCCAGCGCTGCTTTTTTGTAGGCTTCGAAAGTAGCCTTGCTGACAATTACTGCTGGCTCACGGCCTCTGCGGGTGATTTCAATCTCTTCCCCAGCTTCAACATTGTTGAGCACTTCAGAAAGGTTGCCACGCGCGGTACGGAAGTTAATGGATTGCATAAACACCTCGTGTACTCGTTATGTGTACGCAATTATAGGTTTTAATGATGCTGGATACCACTTCTTGGTGCCTTAAATCCTCGAGATGCAGTCTTGCAATTGCTGGGATTAAGCAGAATAAGTGGTTGGAATTCTGAGCAGTAGTCCAATCTTGGCTATGTGCTCATATGGCAGCCCTCCGGTTTTACCATCATGTATTGAGGCTATCCGATTCAATTCTTGCGCCGCTTTACGAATTTCAGTTTCTGATGGAACAAGGCGAAAACCGATGGGTAACATTTTGATATAGAAAGGTAATAGTTCGTACTTCACCCGTAACTGTGCTGCCGCATCTTTCAAATCATGGATGATTTCTTGTTTTAAGTCAGAGCCGGGATTCGATAGCTTTGCTTGGTTAGACAATAACAGATGCGATATTTCCCCCAACTGTTCCTTGAATGAAATGTAAGACTCAACCCCCTTGATGATGAGTCGACCTAGGACAAAAACGCTTACTCCAGTGACAACAGTGACAAAAGCAGACGAACTCATTCGCGCACCTAAAAAGAGAATTATAACCTCATCTTATCTTCAAGTGAGTAACCGCGTCTAATGGGAGGAATCATTTAAATGGCCTGGGCGATATAGGTCCAGTCATGCCTCTCTATGGTTTCTATGAAAACAAATCATATAGCAGGACTATCATCAAATTCACCGCCCCTGGCGTCATTGATAATGTGGGTGATCACACCAAAAACAGCATTACTACCCGTGTAACCATCGTCATCTACTGGTAACGCCTCTTTCTTCCCGGTGCTTAAATCCTCCAGGTGCTGGCGCGGATACTTCCGGTATCTTTTTACGCGATATTCACCCTCTATAGCACATACAAGCAGCGAACCATCAACTGGAGTGAGGAATCTACCACCAGCAACGCCCCTTGCAAGATGCCTTCGCGGTAATGGCTGTCAGCCGCCCGCATGAAGTAGGTGGCTGATGGATGCCTGATTAGGTGCTGATCAAGAGATATGCGGCGTTCAGCGTAATCCGCCGCAGGAGAAGGGAAGCCCATAGCGTTTTCACTTCAAAATGCTGTTTATATATACAGCATGCATTAAAGAGGCTCGGTGCGTGCAACAGAGCAATGCTTTGTGCTCGCCTGGGTCGCGTTATTTTTTGGCTATATCATCTTTCTGATATACTAGATCATTCCCTTTTGGCAACTGGAGGCTTAACTGCCGATAGTGCCGCAGCCGTTCCATAAAATAGACACGCAGGTTCTCCGGTTGCTCGCGGGCTACCTGTTCAGCTATGACAGGTATGTTCAATCGCTCTTTGTACGCCACACCGCTGGCAGCCAAATCAACGTTAACCTTATCCCGTTCTTCCTGACTTTTGGCTGCAATATTCCAGTCGCTCATGTTTAAGGCTCACATTTCCAGATGGTGTTCTGAACACCCGAACCGGGCGCAAGATGAGGGTTAGCGTTCGCGCTATGCTGATATACGGCTTTAGACTTCCCATATTGCTGACAGGCTTTATCTGCGGTTTTTTGCAGGCTATCCAGCCCATACCAGCCATCTGACTGGATGCTTACCTTTTCACCGTCATTGTATTGCACCATCGCACATCCAGACACTGCCAACATCGCGCCGACAATAACGCTTTTCCATAAAACTCTATGCAACATATACAAAAATCCCCTCTGTGAATTGAGGGGATTTTAGCATGGTGATCAGATATCAGCTTTATCCAGAATTTTATCCACCAGCGATGTGATTTTTTCTGCCAGGTCATCATTACTCACCCAATCCTGGCGGGCAGCCAGAACGGGCGACAAGGCTAATATTAAGTCTCGTCGTAATGATGCATTCCTTGCTACAGGCGGAATACGTGGTGCTGGTGGTGGTTTAAGCCCCTCGCTCCCTTGTATTTCTGGGGTATGCGGCTGATAGCCATTAATCATCCTTTTTTCTCCATTTTCGGTGGGCGCGGACGTGGGAGAATCATGCATGACTAGCCTCATGTTGATCTGCTACCAGTGGCAATAAAGCCTTAGCCATTTCATGAACTAACATGGCATCAATGACGCCTAGCGTATGGCCCGGCTTAATCTTTAATGCGGCCTCAAGATAGCCTCTTTCCAGAGTGTTTTTTACGCTTTTCCTGGGCGCTTGTTGGGAACTATCCGGAAGATCCGGATGGTTACCAGCCTCATAAGCTACCCGCAACCAGTGCATGAATGTTTCCGCAGACACACAACCGCAGTCCACATCGATTTTCCCGCGTTGCTGTTCCAGCCATTGCTCAAAATCTAACTTGTAAGCCTTACTTTCAAGTTCATCACCATTGAACTCGACTTTCTGAGACGCTATGCGAGCTGCTTCATACTGTTCACGAGTGACAACCGATGTGAACGCACTGCGATCAAAGTCACTGATATCGCAAATAATGCCATCAAATGAATAATTCTTTGATGGTTGGTAATTTTTGTAGCGCGTATCAAAACGAACCGTAGCCCAACTACAACCTGCCAGCGGAATGGATAGATAGCAAAAACCTTTTCCATCAGGCCATCCAGCCCCCTTAGATAATTCCTTCACTAAAAAGTCAATCAGTGTCATTCCGTTACCATCCTTGCAAGGCGCTAACGCTATTTTGGCAAGCGCCAATACTTCATCTGCCGTATATCCAGCACCGTGACCATACATTTCAATACGGGAAATAATCTCTGATATACGCTCTTTAGTGATTCTGGTCATAGCTGTATTTCCTTACATGATTCGCCTTTACGACACACGGCTACACGGTTATCTCGTACATTAACCACGGTCACCGTTCCGTCATCGCATTGAGTGACTATTACAAGATTCTCTGATTCAGTTACACAGTGCTGCTGTTCTCCAGCCATTGCAGCCGGAGGAGCAAATAGCGCCAGAACAAATGCCAACCTTAAAAAATGCTTCATTTGGCCTTATCCGTTATCAAAATTGGAATATCCGTTATCACGAGCGTGATATCCGTTATGAAGGGGGTAATAAAATTACTTAGTAATACCCTCCTCCAGACTGAACGCCAGCGATAACCCAGGCTGCAAGAAGCGTAAATCCACTCCCAGCTCCACATTCAAGCGTTCCCCATTCAACACCACCAGCCAACAAAACAAATAAACCGCAAAGGCATACAAACAAAAAAGTAATCCAAAATTTCTTTCTGTTTTTCATTATGGTTGGCTCCAGTTATCTTCAATAACAATACTTAACCTCTGAAGCCATTCTGCTAATTTCAGCATGGCTTCTCTTTCGCTTAAACCACGCGGGAAATCATCAAGCGCAATTGTTGGCTTGAAGTTCCCAAATTTATCCATTTCAACGGTCAGATTTTGCTCCAGCACGGTATTCCTTACGCGGCTATTGTGCCGAAGCAAATATACTGAACGTGATTTATTGGTTTTATGGTCAAACTGATATTCGGTAAGTATCATCATGGCTTTTGCCATGACTATTACCTCTCCACATACTTACCTCACTGAATAAAACAACTCCATGCGTAGTTGATGATTTTTTCCCACGCAATATAAATCTGCACTCCAGCAGAAAAACCAAAACCTACAATTGCTGAAAAAATAAAAACATTTACTTTTGACATTATAAATTTTCTCTCGGTGTCGTAGGTGATAGCACCATAATTGATAATTTAGTGAGTTAGCAGTTCCATTTTTTTGATGATTTCCGCATGAGCATCATCGTTATCAACACTTAGCTCGTTTAATGCTTCTCGCACTACATCAACTTCTTCTGGTTGGAAGAAATCATCTCGGTAGTCACCAAATAGAACCGAAACAAGCCTGCCGCCAGCAACATCAAGATTGGCGCTAACAGGTGGCTCTTTACCATCCTCAAACTCAACAACAAAAGTTATTTTCCCCATCGTTATCCCCAGCGACAAATTGAATACAAAACCAGTGCTACCGCCATTGCAATTCCTACCGTGGTGAATGCTTCAGGCCAGCTCATTAACCTGCCTCCTGGGGCGGTTCTGGCAGCAGCATCCAGAACAAGGCGTTCCCTAACCACGATAAAGTGCCGTCGCTCAACTCCACGTATTCCCCTTGCACCTGGCCTGCCATATACTCACCGTGCTTTGAATAAATTAAAATCCAATCATCTTGAGCGGGCATTCGCTCACTACAGCTTATCCAACCATCCGGAGTTACCGGAGAGTTGCCCGACAGCTCGTTCAACTTGTAAGTTTGGCTTACAGGTTCTGCGCCATCAGCTTCTCGCCGCTTCTGTAGCTCTGCTGCCATCGCTCTCACGACTTCAACTGGTGCCCTTGCAGCAAACTCTATGTTGGTGATCAGCTCATTAAGATATTGCTCGCCTGGATACTGTTTCTTATCGGTTATAGTGGTCATATCACTTCCCTTTCCCCTGAAGCATGGCTGCGCGGCAGGCATCCTCAACACCTTTAACTGCATCTGCGCAGTAGTTATAGCGATTGCATTCCACTAACTTCTGCTTGAGATTTTCAATTGCTTGCGCGACATCAGCCTGTATTACGGGAACGGGGGGAGCGGCGTAGACCTCAATAATTCCATTATCAATAGGCCATTCTCCATCCTTGAGGTAGTCACTTGTACCGTCAACTTGCTGTTCTGCAATGTGGAATGCACCTATTGGTTTTGCTTCCAGCGATGCCAGCGCGATACGAAACACATTAGCAAGCAGACTGTTTGAAGATTGGTTATCGTGCGCCGCATCGCTCAGAAAGCCAGTGATGAATGATTTAATCTCTGCGCTTTCTCTGGTAATAGTTGCCATATCTGTTTCCTTATGTGGGTTAATTTTATTGTGTAGCTTCCTGAATAGTGTAGGCACCTCACTCTCCTTTAGTGCGCAAGTGGTTTTTCCAGCGGTTTTGCGCCGCGCTTCTGCTCCGCCAGACACCGTAAAAACGAATAGAGGAACACCCCCTAAAACCCAGATATCTATAGTAAATAACAAGCCGATTTGAGATACGGATACGCTGCCCGGGCTTTGCTATCAGCATCTTTGCCTTACGGTTTTTCATCGTTTTGTTCTCCGATTAGTTCAGCCATTTTTATTACCGCCCTTTCGGGCGGCATCCCGACATTAATCGTTGTGGTAACTCATGGCTTCATTTGCAGCATCAACCGGATCAACCTCCCACCAGCAATAATTTGGGTCGGTTCCTTCAGGTGTCCACGGCTCTAATTCATTTTTTGCTACATTCTCGTCAGCAGTAATTTTAAAAATCTGCTCAGAGAATTTTTTTACCCACTCGTTATATTTTTCCGCGTTAATGGTTTTCTGTGTATTTAACATAGATATACCTCCGGTTAAGGATTAAATTTTATTTACAGTGCTGATTTAATATTCAGTTCTGGATTTTGTCGCTCTGCGTATCCGCGCTTTCGCGTTACGCTCAATCTGAATTAGCTTTTCTATATTTTTTCGCCTTTCCTGTTCCTCCTGGCGCAATAGTTTTACATCATCTGCCAGCCTGGTTTCTCTTTTCGCAACAGAGAGCATCCAGTCAAATGGCTCCACAACTGCACCGCAGATTTTACAGCGGACCTGACGCTCTTTTTCATCAACCCGGACAGAGGCATGATGGCAATATGGTCTTTCCGATGGTTCATAAAGAAAATTAACCTGATTACGTGGGTCATCCTCTTTTACCGGAAATAAAACAATATTACTTAACTCATCTTCTGGTTTTATTTCCATGCTCTTCTCCTTTGATGTGAATGCCAGCGTCAAACATCATATGCAGCTCTCCTTTTCGAAGCTGGGCGGCTAACTCATCACATATGTGCGTCAAAGAGCAAAGTTTGATTGATGGGTGTTCGCGCATCATCTCTACCCCCTGCGCCCTTACTTCAGCCAAAAAAGCATCGGTGGCTGGAATGGGCTTTTGTGGTGATATAGCAATACGAATTGTCTCAAGGTCCGGATCTGTTTCCGCTTTTGGCACCTTGATATACCCCAGTTGCACCCCTTTCATGATGAACCTGCGGCGGTCCTCACACATCACCTTCAGTCTCGCATTCTCCGCTGCCAGCGCCGCAAGATTAGTCTCCATCTCTGCAATGCGTTTGCTTTGGGCTTCCCGCTCATCCAGCAGTGCCTGCACTACTGCAGGGTTGAAAGCTGCGATATAACGAGCGTTGTTCTCTGCGTTTTTCTGTCCGTCAAAGCCGGGCCATTTGATAACGTCTTCACATCGTTTATCACCGGGCGTATGCACCGCATACGTACCAGTACCCGTCGAAATAAATGCGACCCATTCGCCCTGTGTTGCCTGTTTTGCTATCTCACGTAGTACCTGGTAGTTAATTTTGCTCACTGGTTGCCTCCGCTTCCCACGTTTTCAGACTTTCACCACAGAACGGGCAAAATGAAATTCGAATCGGTGATTTAGAAAATTCACCAGACCGCAGCATGATCAGGTCTTGTGAATGAATTAATGCATGGTTATAGATTTTGTATTTCAGCAGACCTTTTCGCGTCGTGTATTCAGCGTCATGCTCCAGGGATTGCGTCAACGCCGCGCACGGTTCTATCTTGTTGCCATTAATTTGGCATTTTGACTCACTCACTGGTTGCCCCCTGAATACGCTTAAACTCTATTACCCATACCAACGGGTTAGATAGCCAGTTATCCTGCCCGTAAATACTGCGCCAGATATCACCAAAACCAACGCGATAAACAGCTTCAGGTGGCGTAATCTTGTACGTCGCCGGAGTTGCGCCTTCTGCTTTAGCATCTGCCTCGCTCATGTCATGCAGCCGTTCCACACGCACGTCGGTAATTTCCAGAAGAATGCGCGATGCCCAGCGCGGCATGTGAATTGATGGACACCACCCGCCATCAAACTTTTCATTCACAGTGTGAGGTTTCCAGTCGGCATCATCGGGTATCGACCACAGGCCGTAATCACCAGGCTTTTGCTCGCAACTGGCCCGATAAATCCTTGCTGCGTTCTTCTCATCGCCACGACAAAGGTTGTCGTTCCAGTCCACACTGCAACCATCCTCATTGCCTAATATCGCCCACGCTTCACGGACCCATATGCGATCACCAACGTTACCGAACGGGCATAAACCATGTTTCGGTGCATCCATAACGTGGGTATAGACACCATTGCGTTTCTTTGTCGGTTTACGGATAACCAGGCAGTTATCCGCCCTGACATTTTTTACAGGTCGGCGAGTCTGCGTTTTCCTTCCTTCGAGGATGGCTCGGACCATCTCATCGTTAAAAATCATCCCGCGTTCTTTCACTTCGCCTTTCATGCTTCCCCCTTACCCATGCGCGACGATGCCGCCAAAAGTGATAGAGAACAGCCAGAAATAGATCGCGGCCATAATGATTTTGAATGCCGTGTTCATATCCTCAGCTCCTGTGATTGATTGGATACATGCCGCGCCTTGCGGCATGTTTTTATTTTTACTTTCTCTGCCTTAAAAATCAAGATTTATTAGAGCAATCATTGCTGATGAAGAAGCGCGTTTTCATACTCCCTGACCATTAACGTAAGCACGCCGTGACTCCTGAAAACACGCGCTACTTCAATCTTATCTTCCAGCGCGAACGCAATTTTACTTAGACCAATTTTCTTAAGGAGATCAATCTTTGCTGGACCGTCATTTCTGTCATCGGTGGCAGGACGCATAGATAGCAAAGGCTCAGCCCCATTTGTCACGTGCTTACGCAACCAGGCTCGTGTTTTATCCCTGGCTATCTCACAGCGCCCGGTTACAAACCAGACCGTGTAAATGCTGGATAACTGGCGCACCATATCAATAACTGGAGTAATGGGAGCATCAGTTTCACAGGCAAGGTTAAACTCGTTCCAGTGCTCTGTTAATGCACCTTTACCTGGTGGTGGAAGTAAATGCAGCCTGTCTTCCGTTGCCTCTGATATCGTCCCATCAATATCTACTATGACGATGTACGGACGTTCCTGGTGTGCGTGTTTATTGAAAATACTCAAATGCCCTCCTCATTGGACGAAAAAAATGCTGGTGGGCGCACTCCACCAGCATTAAAAGTGACACTGTAACTATCAGCGAACGTAAATAGTGCCGCCGTTCTCTTTTTCCCATGCATCGCTACGTGCATAGCAAACATCGAGAAGTCTTCTTGCCGCAGTTTCCTCTAAACCCAATTCGACAACCAACTGCTCATGACGGCGGGTAACCACATCAAACAGGGTATGCAGTCCTTTAGTTGCCAGATCATCAATGAATTCCGGTTCGAACGGCAGCTCTGCATCTGCCAACATAACCTCTTGCGCCCACTCAACTCGACGGACCAGTTCCGGGCGGCGGCTTTCCATCTCTTTACAGATCAATTCATGGAAGAACTCTACCCAACCTTCCGGCTGGAACTCGCGGAAAATTGCCAACGGCTGGAAGTTTGGCATCAACCATTCGTTGATTCGGATATCAATGGCATAGCCCATGTCGCAGCAGAACTGATAAGCAAAGTCCAGCTTAGAAACGATATAAGGACGCTCGTTATTGAACTCTTTAGGCGATGAGATCCCATAAGCCAGGAGGCGCGGGAAGAAGGAGATTTGCCCTAACGTCGGATGAAGTTTGCTTGCAGGGAAACGGCGCTCAGTAATGCCATACATTTCCTTCTTGAGCGTCGCAAATTTAGCATTCTCATTAACCAGCGCGGTAACCTCTGCTTTTTTATTAGCAAATGCCACGCGCGCCTCGCTTGCATCTTTAATAGTCTTTTTGAGCTGTTGGTTAAGGTCGGCGACCTGCTTACGCAGTTCCTGTCGCTCACTTTTGGCTTTGTTATAGCGTTTCTCAAGGTTAAAAGGATCAAGTTTCATGATCTCTTTATATTGAGATTTTAGCGTTGAAATCTGTGAGTTCCGCAGTTCAACCATCGCTGTCATTTCATTGAGTTTTGTTTCCAGCTCAATGCTTATACGTTCGGCATTATCAGCACGCAGGTTGGCGTCATGCGTCGCATCGTCGATCGCATCCTGTTGCTGGCGTTTCAAATGTTCAATTTGCAGATGAAGCTCTTCAATTTCTTTACCCTTCAGGCCGAGATCCAACTGCATATTTTCGGCTTCATCTACCAGGGAGTTATGGCTATCAGCTTCTGCGTTATAAACATCAATAAGCTGTGCGTGAAGCATCTCCGCTGACTGAACCGCATTATCAAAAAAACGCGCTGTGAGGTCATCACAACTAACGCGGCGTTGCGCGGCTCGGATGTTCTGGATAATGGCCGGGATACCGGCATTCAGGACGTCAGGGATAGATACATTTTCGATTGATTGGTTTTGTGCTGAAGTGCTCATTTCAAAGTTCCGTATTAGCTTGTTCTTCGGTCATTTTTCCTAAGTATGAAGGTGGAAGGACTACGCAATTTGTATCCAGCCCCTCACCTATGGCAGCCTGTAAAATTCTGGCTAAGGTGAGCCTCTTGTTGCGATACCTGGTGATGACATGCCTGATACCGCCGGTCGGCGTAACAAAGGCGATCAGCCAGTAGTGATATTTCCGTCGGAATGGCCACATAGTGCACCTTGCAGATTGCTCTAATAAAAAACGTGATGAGTGTACATCACGTTTTAAAAATATGGAATTATTAGAGCAATATTATTCTGATTCTAGCTCAAAAAACGAGCTAATAAGGGGAAGCCAATCCTCTGACACTTCGCGAGGTCGCGGTTTGCCGTGGAAAAAGATTATTCGGCAGTCCTTTGGTAATGCCCCATTCCCCCTGGAGTAACGCGCGCTTGCATATTTTGAACCAGGTTCCACAACATCGGCCTTGTAACTTACAAACCATCCCGGATACAGATCCTGAAATGCTGGTGTATCATCGCCCATAACCTTCCGTAAGAACCCCTGATCACCCCAGCACTCAGTAGTGACACAACGAGAAATCCAACCTTCCGGATCTTGCCAGAATGAACTCCAGATATGCGCTTTTACACTATTTGGTATCCACAGGGCACCGCTACCACGATATTGTGGATGGTAAAAATCCCTAAGCATGGTGAAGCTGGTTGGTGGATTCTCAAGGATTGGGCGTATATCACCGGCAATAACCGTGTCCAAATCCAGATAGAACAGATCATCGGTTATATCCGGTCGGAACAACTCGATTTTCGCCCACCAGCCACGGCACTTTTGCCACTGGTTGATCAATGGGACAACTTTGACGCCAGGTACATGTAAACGCTTCAGGTCTGTCAGGCAAATAATTTCATAGCCTTTTGGCAGTTGATTAACCAGCCACTGCACATCGGAAGCGTTATAGTCACCACCAGAGCGAAGAACTAAAGCAATCTTCATGCTGCACCATCACCTTTCACTTTCATCAATGTCAGGTTTCCGCAAAATACGGCACCAGTGTCGATATAATGCTGATTCCAGAATGTCTTCGGGATTTTCACCGGAGTGTGACCAAAGATAAAACGATCTGCGCCCGAAATTTCGCCACCAATATCATCCATCGAATCACTGATACGCTCGCGCGCCCAGACAACGTTGAAAAGCGGCACCTCCTTACCGAATTGGTATTCATTATCCGGATAGTCGGCATGGGCTATAACGATAGTTTCTTGCCCAGTGTTCAACTCAATGATATAGGGCAGACGCTTTACCAGCTCCACCAGCGTCCTGGCTAATATTTCCTGATCAGTGTCCAGCATGAAGAACCATTGTCCGCCATTCATTAGCCAGTTATTCACGTTGCCATCAGGACTTAACGCATCGAGCATCAACCGCTCATGGTTCCCCATTACTGCCCTGAACCAGGGCATCTGCAATAGTTCCAGACATTCGACATTTTCAGTACCGCGATCGATAAGGTCGCCGACCGATATCAGCAAATCCTGCGCCGGGTCAAAATCCACACGATGGAGTTCGGACATCAGTCTGGTGTAGCAACCATGCAGATCACCAACAACCCAGATATTCCTGTATTTGGTACCGTCGATACGGTGATAAATTGTTGGTGCCATCATGTATTCTTCAGCCATTCTTTAAGAGTCATCTGCGGAATACCTCCCATTTTTCCGCATGAAACAACGTCAATCTGTTCACGCGCAGACTGGAATAACAAAGGCAGGTGACTTAGATTTTTTGGCGTGCCGCCGGAGTGAACGCGTGGTTCTTGCGTAGCGTCAACGCCCACCAGGGCTACATGTTTGAATCCGATATGGAAAGCCAGGTTCAGAGCACCATATGCACTATTGCCGCTGGCAATTTCATTCTCATCTTCGCAAAGGCCGAAATGTGCGGACCAGCGCCATGCCCACCACTCTGGAGAGTTAGTATTTTTTGGCTCCGTGCCTCGTTCAGCCACACGACGGAAGCACAGAACGCCGTCTCTGACTTCACGTTCTTTAACATCGGGTAGTGCCATGCAATAACAAACACCACGGCGACGGCGGCCACGACCAACGCGCCGCATATTGTCTGGCGATGGATCAAGTGTGAAAAAATAAGAAGCGCGGTTAAGCCAGTCGATGGCCCCATTGACCGCTATAATCGGCACTCCGCGCGGCGCAACAAAGTTTGCGGCGCTTGGGCCACTGCCGACGATAATAACGCGATCACTGCCTCTAAATTTATTCTTGGGAAACATTGAATTGCACTGCTCCTACTTGCATTCAAAATATGTAAATCTGCGTGTTTTTTGCGGGTATCCAGGAACTGCTGTTGCCATTTTGAAATAGACACCTGCGTTGGATTCCGTAGTGCTTGAGGGTGTGCTCCATGCCAATGAAGGCCGTTTTGCAGAGAACAGTCATAGCCGACTAATACCACTACTTCAGCCCCTGATTCAGCCGCCAGACTGATAGCCTGCGCGCCGCTATTAACCCCTTCAGCCGGTCCACAATATCGCCTGTACTCCAACGAAAATGATTTCGCCGCCGCCAGGTTGGCTGTCACTTTGCGGAATCTCCCTCCCGGTATGGTGGATCCGTATTGCTTCCACCATGACAAATCACCGGCGTATAAGGCATAAATGTCATCGAACATCTGCCAGGAATTGTTAACCGCGATGATTGAACAGCCAGTTTTTTCTATAGCAGCACAGTCCTCACGAGTGAGTGACGGACCGCTACCGACACAAAAAACAGTCCTAGTCGCCCTGGGTGGTATGTTCATTCTCAGCTGCAAATTCAGCCTCCAGGCGAGCATTCATTTCAGCGATTACCGGGTCCACTACAGCATCTGCTTCCTGTTCATTACGCGGCATGATCGATGCCAGCGATTCATAATTAGCCTTGGATGACACGATTATTCTCCCGATGTTAATGTGCGCTATATCAAAGAGCACACATGCACTAATTAATTTATTATTTCACACAGCGTACAACCACTTGTCACCGTTCAATACATGCTCAATAGCCTCACCCTTTTTAAGGCTCATGTATTCCAGGATGGCGGTTATCGCTTGTTCTGCACCATACGCAAGAACGACGTAGTAACCTTCCTCTCTAAGCCTGCGCATCCAGGCGATCTGCTCTTTCGTCGGGGCTTTACCATTTGGTTCTTTAAGCTCAATTCGCATGCCGTGATAAATACCGCATGCTTTATCGAGACTCATGTCCGGATAACCTTTTTTCTGCCCTTCAGCCTTCATTTTCCCGGCGGTTGCTTTTGAACGTTTCCCTCCGTTAGGCGTTGCATGCAACAGCTCATAGATGTCAGGGTGCTTGCGTTCGAAGTAATCAAAAATGAAAACCTGCTCGAAGTGCTCGCAATTTCCGTCGCGCAGGTCTGGGTTCTTTGCCAGTGCTGCAAGTGCCTTCGCATGTGGAGAAACTTCTTTTACCGGCGCAAGCGATAAGAATGGATCCTTTTTGGTTTTTGGCCTGGACCGCCCCTTATTTCGACGCTCACTAAAAGCCTGAAACTCTTCCTCAGTAAAGCGCAACATAATCAGTCAAATCCTGCCGGTCGCATGCCATATTTACGCTGTTTTGCAGCCTGCTCTTCCCTGTGCCATTGCGCACATTCAGCGTCACAATAAATGCCTGATTCAATCGATTCATTGCAGTAACGACACTTCCCTGTAAATACCTGGCTCACGACCTGTGCCTGCTTTCTGATGTTATCGATGGCCATGTCTTTGAGAGCTTCTAACTGATTCATGCTCAGCTCTGCATCATCAACACGTTCTGCCAATTTTGTTTCCTCGTGAAGAACCTACTTAAGGGCAGAATGATACATTTCACAATCAAAATTGCACTAATAATTTTCTTTTATTAAGTTAAGTTTTCAACAAATGACTAGCAGTAAAATCACCATCATCTATTTCTGGCAGGCTGACTATGGCTACATCAATCACTACAACCCAAAGCACCCGGCAATATCCTCTGTCGCGGTATGACGACCGCAACATAGCCGATCCAATACTCAGGGCAGAGCTGCGCAAAGAGGTGATGCTTATGTGTGAATCGAACGACAAGAATCTGACGATTTATTACGTTCTTCCCGATGAGCAATATCGCCCGGATTTGCTGGCTTACCGTATGTGGGGCATAGCAGAGCTACGCTGGGTTGTGACGCTCGCCGCCGGGCTTGAGGATGAGTCTCAGGGTATGACTGTTGGCAAAAAATTAAAACTCCCACCTGCCACATGGATCCGCGAAATGATTCGCCATTTCCAATATGACGGCCAGGTGATAGGGACATTATCCATTGCGTAAGGGAAATGAATGCCAACTGAATATGCTCGCGACAACCTTGGTCGCTATCAGACTGATGGATTAAGTGCAAAAGATTTTAACAAGGTCTTCGATCTTATCCGTAAACAGCAGCGTCAGAATCGGCGAAACGCGCGACGTACACTCACCCCAAGGATTATGGGGATGCGTAACCGCGAACTTGAGGCATTCCTCAGCCTTGGGAAAAAGAAAGATGGCACCTACTTTACGCCCGAAGATATACGCAGCTTCAACACCTCAAGGCAGGCTCATAAAACAAAATTCAAGAGCACGGTACCCGGCATTACCTATGCTCAGCTGGTGGCGCAGTCCACCAGCATTGATATAAAACGCGCTAACAACAAAGTTTCTGATGGCACAGGGATCAAAGCCGCGACATTTCTCGGGCTAAAACACAACCTTGCATTGATATCTGTTAATGCTTCGGATGAGTCTGTCCACCAGCATCACCGTGTCAGAATTCGATTTGAGGAATGGGATAAAGCCGTTGAGGATATTGCTGAAGACGGTGCGAAAAAAGCCCGAATCGCTGCCGATCTCTGCAAGGGCCGGGTATCTTTCGACTGTGATTGTGGACGCCATCAATACTGGTATCGTTATATGGCCACGGCTGGTAACTATGCTGTCGCACCGCCAAAAGAGTATGCATTCCCCAAAATCCGCAACCCTGATCTGACTGGTGTGGCTTGCAAACATGTTTTGCACGCTATGACGCGTTTTCAGTCTCCCACATGGCACAAGGCCATCATTATTGCCCTGGAAAAAGCAGCTGAACAGGTAGCCTTCGGCGATGACAAGCGGAAGACAACAACCTATTTCAAAGGCGAACTGGCTAAATCGCTCGCGCGCAACCGGACAACAACGACGGATCAGGCTAAAGCTGCGCGTGAGTATGAGCTGTATCTGAAATCTCAGGATGCATTAGGCAAAAAACTACGCGCCAAAGATAGCGCCACAGACAACGTTCGCCGGTTGTTAAAAAAAGCTCGCACCACGGCAAACAGGAAGAATGCCGAACTAAAAGCATCGCGAGTGAGGGAAGCCCAGGCTCGCGCTGAAGCCGACGCTCTTAAAAAAGCCCTGCAAACGCAGGCGAACAACCTCATAAAGTTTTTCATGAGTCAGGGAATGGACAAAGCTGCTGCCACCGCGCAGGCGCGAAGCATTCTTGAGACACAAATTAACGAAGCCCGTAAACGGAAAGGATAATCGATGGCTGGTTTCTTTGATGACATGTTTGAGGACACAGAACCATCACAACAAGTGACTGGTGATAACCTCCCGGACACCGAATCGGATCCGGATATTCCAGGCGAAGGTTCTGAACTGATTGAAGAGGAAGATATTGATGCTGAAATCGAAACCGATGGTGTTAACGTTGGTAATATTGTTGATCCTGTGGAGGACAATCACCTTCCCAATCTGGATCACGGCCTGCTTAGTGATTCTGGTGTGCGCCACCGTTATCAAGGTCATGCAGTTTTTAATAACCTTGTGCGGATGGACTGGCTCAAAGCAATCAAGCTAGACCCTGATTCATTCGATGCGGTTCTATACCGCGCAATACCTTACAGAGACAAAAATGCACCTGAAACGGCATCTGAAATAATAGAACCGAACCAACGCATATATGACTATCAGGATCCAGAACTGATAACGGCCCTCGACTGCCCGGATGAGATGGACGCCTTCTACGCGCTATACGACGGCAGTGATAATACGGGAATTAGTGACAGTGCTTTAATCCTTCGGTTAGCCGCCGTTAATGTGCCAGTGGGTTCTATGCTCGAATGGCTGGAACAGCTGTCAGACGGCACAACCATTCGCCGCTTCTGGTACATCCATAAAATATTCAATTACGGCACTGCCAGGGTAGGCAGTTTGTTTTATTGCGTGCCTTCACGCGCCTTTGAAGGGAATTTCATCGGTGATTCTGAATAATCAGGAATGGCTACTGGCCATCTTTAAGAAAAAAGGTCTTACTCCAACCGGTAAGCTGGAATTTGCCACTATTGATGGCATTGATTCGGCGCTCGCACAGGCTTTAAACGAAGCGTTCGACTCACAAGTTGTCAGCTTTAATGATCGCACTAACCAGTCATTCAGGGAGTTCCTGAAACGCACACCAAGAGATCGCATAACGCTCGGCACTTTTAGTGATGTGAAGGAGTGGTTGTCGTCATTTGAAGCCGATCGCGCCGGGCGCAAAGATACAGCCTCTGCTGGCCCGGTAAATAAGCTGGCAATGCCGCTTGTGAATCTGTCTCGCTCTCCCGCTTTTTCAATTTATGAAGGTGAACTGTGCCGCGATAATTACGATGAAGGGCATGTCACCAATGAAAATGATGAGATTGAAGCCCTGGTATCGACTATCCCTTTCTCACTGGAATATTCGCTATGGATAGCCAGTGACGAGAAGGAATCTCTTGGGATGGTTACAACTGCATTAGCATTCTGGCTACGAATGTATGCCAGCCTCGGGCAGGCATCTTTCACTCACATTGCCAATGTCGGCGGTTATGAGATACCGGTTACCTGTTACATAGAAGGGCAAAAATCAATCGCATTTCAGGATCTGACCACCGGCACCGCCGACAACAGGCTGTTCGCGGTTGGATTGAACCTCACCGTTGTGGCGGAACTTCCTATCCTGGCTTATATGCAGCAAACCACCGGCACCATAACGGTAAAAGCGAAAATTCTGGAGGAATGAGATGGCCACAAAGACCACCACAGCCCCGGAAACTTATTCAAAACGCACTCAGCTATTCCTGCAATCTGTTTCAATTGGGCAGAACGAAATCCCTCGCGAAATGATCGTAGGATGTACCTATGTCGAACCTGGGGAGCTATCTGGTCCCCAGCTTATGCTCATGGTCAGGGATTCAACGGCTTACGTGGTCAATAAGCTGGGGGTGAAATTTGGTACAATACTGACAGTTTCACTTGGTGATCCGGAAGGTCATGGCGGCATCCTCTTCTCGGAGGAGTTCTTTGTTCTTAAAGCGCCGCGCAAGGACGATACTGTACTGATTTACGCGTTTAGTAACCCAGTGCGGTTATTAAAAGTTCCGTCCACCAGCGCACAGTATTTTGTTGATAAGCCACCATCAGCCGTAGTTTCCTCTCTTGCCCCTGGTCTGAAGGTAAATGCTGACTCATTCAGAAAAACATCCACATACCACCTAAATGTTGGAGAAAAACCGACCAAGGTATTGCAGGAGATAGCCCGCGATACCGGTTCTATGTGCTGGGCTTCCAGGGGGACGATCAATTTTAAAAGTATGGAAAAAATGGCAAACGCCGCTCCATCGCTTACTTATGAGTCCGCCAATCCCAACACATCCGGATTTACAATTAGTCAGTTCAACATCCTGAATGCCGATTATGAATACCAGCGCCGCCACAATTACAGAATGGCCAGTTATGACATGACCAAAGGTGTGGTTTACTCAGGTAACCAGGAAGACCCCATTAAATTTACGAGCAATCCCGATCCTACCGCGCTGGCGAACTACAACAAATTCATTCTCCCCCGCCTCGATATGCTGGTGGAAGGAAATGCCGCGCTAACTCCGGGTACGACGCTGAAAATTGTCGTGCATAACACGGCAGGTGACGGAGAACTCGATGAATCTATCCCTGACAAAATGATAGTGATGTCCGTGACTCATTTCGAAGACCGCTTCCGTTTTGTCAGCCGTGCACAGTTAGGAGTGGTGAATGGGTAGTTTGACAGGGAAGTATCGGGCTGTAGTGGTAAGCGTCGATGACCCTAAAGGTCTGATGCGTACACAAATACGCGTTGTCGGCATGATGGATAGGTTACCAGATGCCTCATTGCCGTGGGCAGAAGCTATATTGTCCAATGCAAACACGTTTTCACCATTTCTGCCCGGCGATAAAGTATGGGTAGAATTTCCCTACAATGGGGATTCTCGATGGCCATTGATAATCGGTTATGCACAGGATGCATCCGGTGGCGCTCCCAATGTGCCGCCTGAAGCGTCAGGACAAGGTGAAGGCTATGTACCGCCTGAAGTCGAAGGTGCACCAGCACAACCATCAACCAGCGCCAAAAAAGACTTTATTTCGTCGCGGAACGGACTAATGGAGGTCCGGACGGCGGGCGGAGCCTGGGCCGTTACGCACTTGAAAAGTGGAACAACAATAGGATTCAACGAGGCCGGGGAGTTGTATGCCATTTCTCAAGGTCCGGCATTCATCTCTTCCGCAGGAAATCTCGATATAAAGTCAGACGCGGATGTCGCCCTGAAGGCGGGGGGAAGTATGGCGATAGAGGCCAGCGGGAATCTATCCATAAAAGCCGCTCAAGTCTCTGTTGACAAGGCTTAAGAAAAGCCCGGCACTCGGGCTTTTCTGTTACCACGGGTACAATGTTTTTATCCGTTACCTCGCGACGGTTTCTGCGTGATAAACGTCTCAAGCATCTTTTCCGCGATTGCCGACCAGGTGTGACACTGGACCTTTTCAGCATTTTTCACGCGATCAACGCGAGCAATAACCTCATCCCAATCAATCCGCGACTTGATAACCATATGGTTCACCAAAGCCAGGCGATCTGGCGGAAGGCAATCTGGCGGCGTTAATATCAACGCCCCACACATTGCCGCCTCAAGAACAGTTAATCCAAGGCTTTCGGGATGCGTAACGATAAAAACGTCACTCTTACGCAATTCAGCTGCAAATTCGGTTACTGGTACCGGCGTCCGTCTGTATGGAGTTACCGAAATATTCCCCGGATCAATGGTAACCAATCCGTCATCGGTCAACGTTCTGGCCTCATACGGAACGGTCAGACGCTGAAGGTTCATAAGGATACTTAAGGAGTGATCAAACCCACTAACATCAAATGCAGCGTGGTCTACAAAAATACGCAGAACATCGTCTGTCTTGGTTTCCAGATGGAACAGTTCCTGATTCGCTGCCCATCCAACATGTTTGTTAAAGCGATTATGACGCTCTAACCTGCCGGGATTATCCAGGTACCGCCAGGTATCATCGCGGACAGTAAAAGTAATATCGACTGGTGCCGAATCCAGCATAGAACCGTCATATACCTGGGCTACCCATCCAGAGAATCGGCGACACAGTTGCATGCCTATTTCCCTGGGTACCGTAGTAAAATACCTCAATCCTGGTGCCAAAATGGCCTTCGCAGAACATGCGGTCGCAGCAGTCAACACAGCTTCAACATAATCCTCCGGGCTTTCGACGCCAGGGGTATATGGACGATGGTATTGCAATGTTACCCCTGACTCACTAAAGGCGCAGGCCAGGTTATAAGCCCACATTTCCGTATATGTTTTCACATCACTGATGGCTTCAAATTTTCGCCCAATGATCAGGATGTTCATCGGCTTTTCCTCATTCCATTGCATTAATAATCCTCTTGCCAGTCAGCACCGGCATAGTTATCAAACCGTGAGTATTGGCCGTTAAAAGCCAATCTCACCGTGCCAATTGGGCCATTTCGTTGCTTTCCGATAATTACCTCGGCAATGCCCTTCATTTCGCTATCCGGGTGATAAACTTCGTCGCGATACAGAAACATGATCAGGTCTGCGTCCTGCTCAATTGCTCCTGATTCACGTAAATCTGAATTTACGGGTCGTTTGTCCGCACGCTGTTCAAGTGATCGATTAAGTTGTGACAATGCCACCACCGGTACTTGTAATTCCTTCGCCAACGCTTTAAGTGATCGAGAAATCTCGGCAATTTCCAGCGTTCGGTTATCTTGCAGCTCGGGGACGCGCATAAGTTGCAGGTAGTCGATCATAATCATGCTCAAACCACCATTTTCTTTATAAACACGACGAGCGCGGGAACGTAGCTCTGTCGGCGTCAGGGCGCTTGAGTCATCAATAAAAATATTCTGCTTGTCCAACAGAATACCCATTGCGCCAGAAACCCGAGCCCAATCCTCGTCGTTAAGTTGCCCTGTTCGAATACGAGTCTGATCAACGCGTGCAAGAGAAGCCAGTGAGCGCATCATCAGCTGGTGGCTCGGCATCTCAAGGCTAAAAACCAATACGGGCTTATCGTTACGGACTGCGGCATTTTCGACGAGATTCATCGCAAACGTAGTCTTCCCCATCGATGGGCGGGCGGCGACAATAATGAGATCGGACGCCTGAAGTCCTGCCGTCTTCTTATTGAGATCGGTAAATCCGGTATCAAGCCCCGTTACACCATCATGCGGTCGCTGAAACAACTCTTCTATGCGAGATACCGTTGCATCGAGAATGCTGGCGATATCTTTTGGACCACTACCGCTCTTTTGTCGTTTTTCAGCTATTTCAAAAACGCGGCGCTCGGCCATATCCAGCAATTCATTGCTGCCCCTGCCATCCTGCGCATATCCAGCTTCGGCTATTTCATTTGCGACGGAAATCATTTCACGAACAACCGCGCGTTCACGAACGATATCCGCATAAGCACAAATATTTGCCGCGCTGGGCGTGTTCTTTGACATCTCCGCAAGGTACGCAAAACCACCGGCGCGTTCTAATTTACCGTTCTGTTCAAGTGCTTCAGCAAGTGTTATCAAATCAATCGGTTTGCCATGACTTAATAACCTCTCCATCTCACTGAAAATTTCACGATGAGCACTGGTATAAAAATCATCAGCAACTATACGATCTGCAACTTCATCCCAGCGGCAGTTATCAAGCATTAAGCCACCAAGTACAGCTTGTTCTGCACTAAGGGAATTTGGCATGGATTCAAGAGGGGATGCAGACATTAGCACTCCACCCAGGCGTGCTGAATGTCAGATATAATCGGCATACTCAAATCACTCCTAACGATATGAGTCATCACCAGAAAATCAGGATTAATGCGCCGGACTCTTCCCGGCTGTCACACCGAATCGCCAGGATGGTGAGTCCCTGTATCCGCTATCCCTCCAACGGTGACTTGCACATTCCGGCTACCTGGTTTGTTGCCTGAGCTAGGGGAAAAGGTAACCCCTTTAACGTCACCAGACCGCTAACGACGCATGTGCCAGACGCCGTGTTACAACCAAATATGGTGGCCCCTACCGGACTTGAACCGGTGACCGTGCGATTATGAGTCGCCAGCTCTAACCACTGAGCTAAAGGGCCGGATTACTGCCAATTTTGCTTACGCTTTTATTTCACCGGAACAAACGGAACAGCGGCATTACTGGTCATATACTGCGGTAATGTACCGTTCCATTTGTTGATCGCTTCCAACTCCATAACACCGGGGTTCTGGCGCAGAGCTTCACCACGTAAACGAATGGCATCAGCTTCGGCCTGGGCTTTTGTGCGAATAGCATCAGCCTGTCCGGCAGCTTCCGCGCGCAGCATGTTGGCCTCTGCTTCACGTTGTTTGACCTCTTGCTCGCGTTGCAGGGTTTTTTGGTTTGCCGTAACTTTGGCGTTAATACTGTCAATAACTGTTGGCGGATATTCTGGCTTACCTACATAAGAGAGGCTCATCACCTGAATGCCGATTGGCGTCATTTCTTCCTGAATGTCTTTAAGGGCTGCATCAAGCAATTCAGATTTGCCACCGTCGATAAATTTGTCGGTGGTCATTTTGCTGGCTAACCGGTTCAGAGCATCTGCAACCTTCTGGCGTAGATCGGTATCAGTAATATCATCTACACCTTTGCGATAGGTCTGAAATACCGTTGTGACTTTTGCTGGATCAACCTTGTAGGCTACGCCGATGTGGTAACCAATGGTTGTTCCGTCGCTCATCTGGAAGCTGAACGGCTCATCGTATGTCTTCATTTGCTTAAAGGTCGGGAAGATATAAACTTCAGTATTCAAGCCTGTCCAGTAGCGACCAACACCAACTACTTCACCGATACCTTTATCATCCCCCAGCTTATTTACTTTGATCCCTACGTTACCTGGCTCTACCCGATCGCATCCGGTCAGACATAAAGAACCCAAAATAATCGCTGCACTAATCAACGTTTTTTTCATTAATTAATTTCCTGGTTTTTTCACGAAAAAAGACTACTGCGAAAGCCGGGTAAATGAGCGCGAGAAGGACTCCCAACAATACAAGTATTGTGCTGTTAGATGAGATCATATTTGGCAAAAGCCAAACATACAGAACCAGTGACACAATCAAACAGAGGACGGCATAAATATATAACCGCACCCATAGCGTTCGACATTTGTTCGGATTGTTCTGCATCCTCTCACTCCATTATTTAACGAATAAAAAAGCTGCGGTGCCGGGTGCCTCCCGGTGTCCTTTGGCTGGTTATCCACCGTGGACGGGGAAACAAGGAGAAATGAATGGACTGATATAACCATTTCCCCGCGTGCGCTTAGCCGCATTCACCGCAACGGAAAGAGCATTCTTGGTGGACCTGTAGATTGGGATATGAACCCGTTACAGGAGAATGCTCTTACCTGTTACGTGCTCCGTTTCGTGGAGCTAACGGCGGGTGATCGGGCCGCACCAGACTGGACTTATTTCAGCGTTATGCTCATGCCAGAGAATCAAACTGTGATGGTCGGTGCTGAACTCCGACACAGGGTTGTAGCAAGCCCCGCAAAGCGCGCACTACTGTAGTTGCGGCACATCAGCCTGTGCATTCACCACAATGTTGAGAACACTGGTTGTCACGCTGCCTCGCGACATTTATTCATAGATTGGGATATGACCCCGTTACGCCAGTGTTCTCAACGTTGTAGTGCCGGTTACGGTTCCGGCCAGGCCTCTTCCTCAACGGGGTGTTCTCCATACGGACTACCGTTTATTGGTCGTTCCTGCGGTTTATGTGGTGAAGCCAGATGCTTATCTTCTGGTTGCTTCAAAGAGCTGCACTTCCTCACAACGGTAAGGGTACTTCGTAGGGATTCGAACCCTCTGCCAAGCTCGGCGATCTCCGACGTCGCAAAATACCCTTACCTGTTGTGCTGGTGCCGGTTAACGGATTCGAACCGCTGACCTCTGGCCTAACATCGAATCGTTGTCATTTGACCAGCAAGGCTGTCTACCGAAGTAGAAACGATGCTTTGGCTCTCGTGCTCTCCCACTGAGCTAAACCGGCATTGGCGATGGTGGGTGGATTCGAACCACCGACCAGTTGGTTAACAGCCAACTGCTCTACCGCTGAGCTACACCATCACTTGCCGGGTACGTCTCCGGCGAGGGCTTCCACCTCCGTATGCTTTTCGGCGCACCGCGCCCTGGCTGCAATTCGGTAACAGGGGATGCATAACCCTGGCTTCCAGCGTGATTAGCGCTTTCAGCATGACGGGATATACCCGTAAATTCGTGGAACTGTACCCAAAGTGCTGTTAAGCACCGCTGTTACGCTGAAAAGAAGACGCAACAGGAAAGGACGCTGACCAACAGATGGCCCCTTCTCGTTCATCTGGTTAATCACACCAGCGCCCTTACCTGTTGTGCCTCCCCGTTCCCTAATACACAGACGGGGACACTCTGCGGTCGATTTTTTGACGGGGGACGACTCATACCCCGTGGCGTCTGGCTTCTTAGGCCGCTGCCATCATCAGATCATCGTTTGCATTTACTTTAATGGTCAGTTTCTAAACCGCCGCAAAGTCGCTAACCATGACGAAAACCCTGAAAAAACGCCCACCCGAAGATGGGCAAACTGGAAGCTCGTAACGCACTTCGGTGTTGCCACTTAGGCGCATGGTCAACCTGGCAACTCGGTGGTTTGTCTGGGAGGACTAGGCCCAGCCATGCTTACCGCCGCGCCTGTCGCGGCTAACAGCTAAATCGCTCTATAAATCACGATTCATTGAGGCGATATTACACTAATAAATTTATTAGAGCAATATACCTAAAACGTCATGAGCTACACCTCGAGTGTCCCCCTTACAAGACACAGAACGTCTGGCAAAAAGAGGTTCCACTCTGAAGCCACTGTCATGATAAAGCTCTCTGATATTTGGCGCGCCACTGTTAGTAATTAGAACCTTTGCACCTCGGCGATGAGCATCCGTCAACAGAGACACCAGGCGTTTTTGCTCTTCAAACTTAAAGTCATGACCGGAATAGTTCGTGAATCCCTCTGTATTTGGAAGCGGTTCATATGGCGGATCGCAAAAAATGACATCTCCTTCTCCGGCAGCTTCAATCACCGCAGCAAAATCACCACATACAAACTCAGAACGCCCTTCCGCACCAAGGAAGGCTTCCATCTCCTGCAATGGGAAATACGGAGTTTTATACTTCCCATAACCGACATTGAACTCACCGGCTTGGTTGTAACGCGTCAATCCGTTAAAACAATGTCGGTTCAGGAACAAAAACGCCGCTGCGCGATGTAAATCATCATAGACTTGTTTGTTAAACGCATTCCGTACTGCCAGGTATCCTTCCTGTGTGTTGTAGTCCTGGAAAAACCGATGCGCCAGAGTGATAAGTGAACGTTCCTCACGTTGCAAAGTCTTGTAAAAGTTAATCAGGTCAGCATTCACATCATTTAGCAGATTTTCCTTGTATCCGGCATTCATGAAGACAGCTCCGCCACCGACGAAAGGTTCAATCAGGCGCTTCCCTTCTGGCAAATAGCGAAAGATTTGTTCCAGAACACCAAATTTTCCACCAGCCCATTTGAATATGGACCGTTCGAATTCTGCCGCTGGTTTAACTTTTCGCTCTTTTGTTTCATTCCCTTCATTCTGCCGACATGCAGCCTTGGTAATCCGATCGCCAATCCAGCGCATTACTGGTATCGCCATACTATTGCCGATCGCTTTGTAACGCGGTCCGTCAGCTGCAAGCATCGCGGCCTCTTCTTCGCTCAAATCAGGATAGTTTTTGCGAAGGTATGCCAGTTCATCTGAATTAACTTTTTTACGCTTTTCCGTCGGGATCAACGTATGCCCATCAGGAAAACCTTGCAGCCTTTCACATTCGACAGGGGTAAGACGGCGGACAGCTACTTCTGCGTTTCTTACTTCATAGCAAACAGCTGTTGGATTTTTAGCCATTAGAGATGGTGAAGTATTCTTAGTTGCAGCATGTTGTGTACCGCTCATACGCTCAGGAAAAGCCAATGTAACAAGATGCTCATGGCTTTCTTGCTCACGTGCCCGCAATGTACCATGCCCTTCTGACCAAAAACCTGCTCCTGTGCTGCTAAAAACGGCAAGGTCAGTGGCATCTTTAAAATCTCTTGCCTTTACTGTCGATGCGGTTTCATCGTCAATATATTCCCCAAATGCTGCCATCCTGAAAGCGTTTACGGCTTTCGTCGATTTCATACCGGGTGGCATGTCAGCGTGTAGGCATAGATTTAGGCTTTCGCCACTGATTGCAGCGCCATTTGCAATAATGGCGGAAGTGATTTCCTTCTTTTTTCGGCTCGGCGCAATATTCCGGCGCACGCCTTCGAACTCAAAAAGTACCGTTGCGGGATCGAGGTCTGTTCGAGCACTTGCGACAACAAACACGCGTCGGCGTCGTTGTGCCACTCCGAAGTATTGGGCATCAAGGATTCTCCAGGCCACTTTTCGCTGCGGTCCATAAATACAACCACACTGCGGCCACTTTGGAGCATGGCAACCGGTTTTGCCATCCCACCGCCAGAACGCGTTACTTTTTCCTGATTCAGGTCGATCACCTGGTTCAAATGGCGCATCTTCTCCAGCCAATCCGGCAAGGAAACATCCGAAGGCGTTATCTGCCGATGACAAGACTCCTGGGACATTTTCCCAGACGATAACGGCTGGTTTGAGAAATGACTCAGCCCGTTTGTCGTCAATTGCATTTGCAAGCTCCACATACTTTAAAGTTAGCGCGCCACGCTCATCATCAAGCCCACCACGTAATCCAGCGATACTGAATGCCTGACAAGGTGTTCCCCCGACGAGCACATCAGGGGATTCGATTTCCCCAGCCAGGACTTTTTTGGCAAGTTTTGTCATGTCGCCAAGGTTGGCGACATGGGGCCAGCGGTGCGCAAGAACGGCAGATGGAAAAGGCTCGATTTCAGCAAACCACGCCGGACGCATACCCAACGGTTCCCAGGCAATACTCGCGGCTTCAATTCCACTGCAAACAGATCCATAGCACAGCTCTTTCACTGCTTAGCCTCTCCACCAAGGGCATTTACCAGAGCATCAACCAGGCACGAAATTTCACTGGTCAACAGGAAGAAATCTGCGTCCAGTCGCTGCGCTACATCTTCACTATCAATATCAGAGTTCTGCTCAAGCAATTCATCCGCAAATTTGACGCTGGTAAGGCTGAAGTTATGGTCCAGTGTAAATTTAATGCGGTTCTGCCAGTCGAGTGCCAACTTAGTGACGAGCTTGCCAGCTTCCAGGTGTGTGGAAATTTCATCGCTTCCCAAATCCTGCTTTTTCACTCGGGCAATACCGCCATCCTCAAGCACTGCCTTAAGTTCTGCCGCATCCCCCATTTGAAATCCCTGTGGAGCACTACCATCACGTACCCAGTCGGTCAGCGTTAATTCAATGGGATTTTCAACACTTAGGGGAACAACAGGAAGAGAACCCAGAGATTTACGCATAAGCGCGAGCATATCCTCTGCCTGCCGCGCGCTGGCATTGATATAGATACGTTTAGTTGAACCGTCGTAGATCGCCTGGATAACAGAAAACTTTGAAAAAGCCCGTGGCAGAAGAGAATGCAGAACTTCGTCTTTCAGGGAGTCCTTCTCTGTTTTCTTCAGTTTACGCGCTTGTTCTTGCTCAAGTTTTTCAATTTTTTCTTGAATAGCTCGCTGGATAACCGGCGGGGGAAGAATTTTTGTTTCGCGCTTTGCTTCAACAAGGATAAAACCATTTCCATGCATAGCGATAACTTCGGAATTATCACCAAATGGAGATACAAAACCGAACTTGACCATATCCTGACTACAGCATGGCGTGAAAAGGATCATTTTCTTTTTAGCTTCTAAATCGGTCAGATCCGCCTCACGAGAAAGTTTATAAATAGTAATGTTTTTCCAGTGCTTAAACATGTTGTAACCCTTGAATATCAACCACAGAAAGCTCGTCTTTGTAGAAAAAGGCCAGGTTGTGGCACCCCCTCGTTTGAGCGTATGAGCTGGGACCAATTTCGTTCTTCCAGACAAATGGCTTCAAATCCGTACGGCGAAGCATAAAAACGCGATTTGTTCCGCTCTGATTCCCAATGAGGCAAAAGCCTTCTTTCACCTTGATAGCCTGCAAATTGTCGAGTTCACCGCTGGTTACACGGCTATCGAACTCTTTGCGGCTTATTAGCTCCATCTGCATCTGACGACTCCAAACAAATGCCCATTGAAGGGCGATGGCTGAATGGTACCGAAAATACGACATAAAAAACAATATTTATTAGAGCAATTTTACAATAGAAAAACGCCATGTAGACCACAAACAACCTGAGTTAAAATAACGAAAATCAGAGCAAATAATTGGTGATGACGTGGCAAGTATTGCAACAAAAGACAGCATTTGTTCGGGGCACGGAGGATTCCCATCCAGGCCTCCTGTAGAGAGTGAACCACTACTTAAAGTCAACGGAGTCGAAGTGTTAGTTGATGGTAAGCAATATGCACAGCATACCGATGGAAACAGCACGCACAGTGGGCAAGCTATATCAACCAGGGCATGGTTTACCGTCAATGGTAAAGGGATCGTATGCGTTGGTGACCCTGTTTCATGCGGATCTACCGTAGCGTCCGGAGACGGCCTGGTTCAGGTAAGTTAGGAGATATCATGCTGGAAAAAGACTACCAGTTATCCGCATATAAAAAATTGGCCGCCGCCGGTGGGATGAAAACACCTGGTGCCATAACATCGGCACGAAACAGTGCTAACACAGCAAAACTGCTTGCAGAAGAATTGACCGGATTAATTCTGGATGCAATTGTCTATCCCGACACTATTACCAGCTATGTTTCAACGATCAGAACAACCACAACCGGCTTAACGAACATTGGAGAACTGGCAACTAAGCACGCGGACCTGTTGGCTGGTTATGCAGATCTGTCAATGCTGCTTCAACTCGATATTGGTTGGGATGTTTATTGCCGTGCTAATGAGCGAGAAGTATCAGAACTGCCGATCTCTATTGCCATTGGTGATGTGACTATTACTAAATCGCTTGAGGACGCTGTAAACGCGCTTAATACATCAAGTTTAGTTGCTGCTATGGGAGATATTAACCAGACCCTTAACACTGGCTCAGGAAACTCGTCAGGCTCTGATTCAGGCGGAGGTACTGCCACTCCCCCACCAGCACTAACAGAAAAGCAAATTGAAGCACTGAAAGTAGCAACTGAACAGTTTGGGGGAGTTTTCAACCAAACAACAGCGCCCACAGTTGCATTGCAACAGCAGTATGAACGGGCGAAGGAAAGCGCCAGCATAGCCATAACTGCTTATAACCATGCTATTGGTACCGCGCTTGCGGAGGCATCAGCAAATAAGACCAGCACATCCAGCGCAGTCGCCGCTTTGGTTCCTGATTCTGTTCTTGATGAATTAAACAAAGCGGCACAGTAACAAAGGACTTCATTGATAATTTTTCTTCAGGAGGAAGACATGTCATTCTTTTCTACGTTAAAAACAGCTTTGTCTTTGAAGGAGAAACTTGCTGCTACTGGTGTTCTTGTTCTGATTTGCGCACTTGTTGGTGCTGGGTTTGCATGGGAACGTCATCAGCTAAAGCAAGCCATCGAGAAAATTGGCAGTCTTGATCAGGCTGTTAAGGAACGTGATAAGTCAATAATGGATCTTAACCAGACCATTGAGACGATGAACAAAGCAGATCAACATTTTCACAGCCAGGAAGTGAAAAATGAATCAGAGCAAGCCAAGTATGCTGACAGGCAAATGGAACGAAAAGCAGAAGTTCAGAAACAACTGGTTGCGGCGGGTAATGTTCGCCAGCGCATTCCTGCTGACACTCAGCGGTTGCTCCGGGAGTCGATCAGCGAATTTAACGCCGACGCCGACAAAGGTTAACCACCCTGCCCCCAAAAGTGCATTTATGTGCAGGATGCCAGAGTTTAGCAGTGAATATTTTGATGATCTGCCAGCCTATATCCTTGATACAGAAACGATGCTGATGGGGATTAACAGGAAGAATCGCAACGTTAATGATTACAACCGCGCTATCAGCGGTAACTAAAAGGGATTTTTATGTCTGATAAAGTAACAGTAAAGCAAACTATCAACAAAGCGACTTCAATCTACAAAATTGAGCACATCACTGTTGGCAAGCCAGGATCTGAACAATACCGTCATGCTTTCGAGCTTGCCGATCAGCTTGGTTTAAAACACCCGGATTGCATCGAGCATATATTTCCGACCTATGCTGATGAGCAATGTACTCATGTTCTTACCGAAGAGGATTTTTTCAGCACTGAAGAACGAGAAGGCGTTGATCGCTGCATTGGTGTGATTTGCTCTTCAGTGAGTTATGAGTTATTCCCTAATGTCCATGAAAATGGTGGTATTGGATACCAATTCCTGTACGAAGGCGATGAGCTTAAATGTTATGAACATGGTCTTCTTATCGAAAGCGTAGAATAATACGGCTTCCTTCCAACCGGCTTTATTGGCCGGTTTATTCAACTTATCCACAGCATAGATCCAATAAACAGATCCTAAAGAGAACCTAGGAAGATCCAAAGAAGATCCCGGATCGCTGTAAGCCGCGCCATTTCTGGCCTGAAATGGGATCAACATTGACTATACGCGATTTTATGTTGACTGTGCACGATTTATTGTTGACTGCACGCGATTTATTGTTGACTATACGCGACAGAAACATTGACTGTACGCGATTTTAGAGCCTGACTATTCACAGTTGTTGATAACTGCAATCCAGATGACGCCAGGCCGCGCCACATATGGAGAAACCACGATGCCGGAAGAAAATAAAGGCTTCCTTAGCGTTGAAGAAGTTGCAGGAAATACAGGAGAAATCCACAGCCTGAAACCCAATAACAATAGCACTATACAACCCATCGCTTTGTTGCGCTTAGGTGTGTTTGTGCCAACCTTAAAATCTACCAATGTGGCACTACGTCGCGGATCGTCAGTTACTACAAACACAACGAACGCAACCGAAGAACTATCAAGCCTCAAAATTGTTGAGCAGGAAGGCTATGAGGGAATTGAAATACATGGTCCACGCCTGGATATGGATACTGATTTTAAGGTGTGGGTGGGCATAACCTCCGCGTTGTTTGACTACGCACCTGATGATGACGGCATAATCACCCTGCCATTCTCCGAGTTTGCCGATCGATGCGGCTATCCACGTAAGCGCCTTTCAAAGGCGTTCCGTAAAAGTATTGATGACTCTCTGACACGCATTCAGCAGACAGTTGTCAAATTCCGCTTCCCGGCGGCAAAAGGTCATCTCAATAACATTAACGTCAACTTGTTGGCATATAGCAGCCTGAATACCGAGCTTGATGTTATCGAGATCCAGCCGCAGAAACAGCTATCTGAACTTTACTATGTTGACTATAAGCGAATCCTGAAGCTGAAGATGCTGGATAAGCTCGGGCGCAAAGAGACGGCCAAGGTACTGTATACATTCTTTGAGGCTCTACCCGCCAACCCGGCACCTGTCAGCATTGAGCGCCTTAGAGCAAGGCTTAATCTCAAATCATCCGTTAGCGTGCAAAATAGCGTTATCAGAAAAGCTATGAAAGATTTGGAAGCTATTGAATATCTTAAATTTTCAGAGATAAAAAACGGCAGGAAAATCGGCTTCCAGATCCATAAGCGCAATCCATAATATTGACTATATGCGATAGCGAGAAGTTGACTATAGGCGACATTCGTTGACGCTGGTGGATTTTTGCTGGCGTCAATATTCTGCAAGTCGCTATTGAGATGGCTTTTAGGGTCATTTCATCGCGTATAGTCAACGTTTCTCCCGACAATATCTTACATAGTCGATTTTTGGTGGAGTTAAATCGACTACAGTCAACTTTTGACTGTAGTCACATCGCGCATAGTCAACTATTCACATTAACTTTCGCGCATAGTCAACATTTGCGCGGTTCTCATCAAGCAGTGGTATTGATATGCAAGAAGAGAAACAACACTACCTCTACGTTCTGGTGCCGGAGAACGGAGATACTTTTAAAATCGGCATTTCATGTGGTCCATTGGCACGGTTTAAAGGGCTACAAGTGAGTCCCGATTTTGCACTTTCACGGGTCTATCGTGGTACGCGTTTGGCAATAGTTAATCTTGAGCGGGCTTTACACGCAACCTTTTTCCCCTGGAATGCGCCGTGGGAGAAAAGCGCCGGTGGCGGGCATACTGAATGGTTTACACGAGAGTGTCTTGATAAGGTTTTGGCTCATATCGAATATCTAAATGATATGTGGGGAGGGATTCTCGAGCGGATTAAGTCGAATGATTTACTTCAGCGTCCAGTAGATGCTGCTCGCTCTTTCGAAAAAGAACTGGATGTTACTTCTATCGTGACTTTCAAAGATGACGCAGGAATGAGGGATGTGGCTTATGTCTCCATATCTGGCTATGAACCTGACGCGATCCGCGCTCAATGTGAATTGCTGAAAGCGATGTTTACGCTTCGGACTAAATATCCCTGGGAGACAGGGCGGGTGTGCTTCCCTATGGAAGAGTTAACCGCCACCATTGATTCCCAGCTTTACCACGATAATCCAGAGAAGTTTTTTAGCCTTTTAGCCGGTAATGGGCTTAACTGTGTGTCCGGACTGGGGCGAAGTAGAATCCAACATGCCTCGCTCTTCGGTCCCTTCTTTTACGATCGAAACGGGTGCTTTGAGGCTGAACTTCCGGCGCTAACGCGTGCTATAGATACTATCGATTTCGAACGATTATTCGCAGCTCTTAACAAATAACACTGATGCCCCTGAACGGGGCTTTTTTGTGCCCTCCTTGTAACTCTCAATCGTACAAAATGAACCAAACATGCAGAGAATGCTATGTACAAGCATCTACGCATACATTATTATTTTATGCAGCATTTTTAATTAAATTCAAAAATACAGCATAAAGGATGACTTTCGATGAGTGATTCCAGCCAGCTTCACAAGGTTGCTCAAAGAGCAAACAGAATGCTCAATGTTCTGACTGAACAAGTACAGTTGCAAAAGGATGAGCTACACGCGAACGAGTTTTACCAGGTCTATGCGAAAGCGGCACTGGCAAAATTGCCTCTACTGACTCGAGCGAACGTTGACTATGCCGTAAGTGAAATGGAAGAAAAGGGTTATGTTTTCGATAAACGCCCTGCTGGCTCTTCAATGAAATATGCGATGTCAATTCAGAACATCATTGACATATATGAACACCGCGGAGTGCCAAAATACCGGGATCGCTACAGCGAAGCGTATGTGATTTTCATCTCCAATCTTAAAGGCGGTGTGTCAAAAACTGTATCGACGGTTTCTCTGGCGCATGCAATGCGTGCCCACCCTCATCTTCTGATGGAAGATTTAAGGATTCTGGTTATTGACCTTGATCCGCAATCTTCAGCAACGATGTTTTTAAGCCATAAACACTCTATTGGTATCGTAAACGCAACATCTGCACAGGCTATGTTGCAGAATGTAAGCCGTGAAGAGCTGTTAGAGGAGTTTATTGTTCCTTCTGTTGTACCTGGGGTTGACGTTATGCCTGCGTCGATTGACGATGCCTTTATTGCATCCGATTGGAGAGAGCTGTGCAATGAGCATCTACCGGGTCAGAACATCCATGCTGTCCTGAAAGAAAATGTGATTGATAAGCTGAAGAGCGATTATGACTTTATCCTCGTTGATAGTGGTCCTCACCTTGACGCCTTCCTGAAAAATGCTTTGGCCTCGGCCAATATACTGTTTACACCTCTGCCGCCAGCAACTGTCGATTTCCACTCATCGCTTAAATACGTTGCCCGCCTTCCTGAGTTGGTGAAACTCATTTCGGATGAAGGCTGCGAGTGCCAGCTTGCGACTAACATTGGTTTTATGTCCAAGTTGAGTAACAAGGCAGATCATAAGTATTGCCATAGCCTGGCTAAAGAAGTGTTCGGTGGGGATATGCTCGATGTCGTCCTCCCTCGCCTTGACGGTTTTGAACGTTGCGGCGAGTCTTTTGACACTGTTATTTCAGCTAACCCGGCAACGTATGTTGGTAGTGCTGATGCATTGAAGAACGCGCGAATTGCCGCGGAAGATTTTGCTAAAGCAGTTTTTGACCGTATTGAATTTATCAGATCTAACTGAGGAGTAAGAAACCCCCATGTCAAAGAAAAACAGACCAACAATTGGGCGAACCCTTAATCCTTCAATATTAAGCGGATTTGATAGTTCTTCAGCCTCTGGCGATCGAGTCGAGCAGGTATTCAAGTTATCAACTGGTCGCCAGGCCACATTTATTGAAGAGGTAATACCTCCGAACCAGGTAGAAAGCGATACCTTTGTTGATCAGCATAACAACGGGCGTGACCAAGCATCTCTTACGCCAAAATCATTAAAAAGTATCCGAAGCACTATTAAGCATCAGCAATTTTACCCTGCAATAGGTGTTAGACGGGCTACAGGGAAAATTGAAATTTTGGATGGTTCCCGGCGTCGAGCTTCTGCCATCTTAGAGAACGTAGGGTTGCGGGTTTTAGTCACGGACCAGGAGATCAGCGTTCAGGAAGCGCAAAATTTAGCGAAAGACGTTCAGACAGCATTGCAGCACAGCATTCGAGAAATAGGTCTGCGTTTGATGCGAATGAAAAATGATGGGATGAGTCAGAAGGATATTGCAGCCAAAGAAGGGCTGTCTCAGGCGAAGGTCACGCGTGCTCTCCAGGCAGCGAGTGCTCCGGAAGAATTAGTCGCCCTTTTCCCTGTGCAGTCGGAATTAACCTTTTCGGACTACAAAACGCTTTGTGCTGTTGGCGACGAAATGGGGAACAAGAATTTAGAGTTTGATCAGCTTATTCAAAACATATCCCCGGAAATAAACGACATCTTATCCATTGAAGAAATGGCCGAAGATGAAGTTAAAAATAAAATCCTGCGCTTGATAACAAAGGAAGCCTCACTACTCACGGATAAAGGTTCTAAAGATAAGTCCGTAGTTACTGAATTATGGAAATTTGAGGACAAGGATCGCTTTGCAAGGAAGCGCGTGAAAGGCCGTGCATTTTCTTATGAGTTTAATCGACTTTCAAAAGAGCTACAGGAAGAACTCGACAGGATGATTGGGCATATCCTTAGAAAGAGCCTCGATAAAAAGCCGAAGCCTTAAACTTTCGCCATTCAAATTTCACCATTAAACTACTGTTTTTAAAGTAAATCCCTCTAAAATTTCAAGGTGAAATCGCCACGATTTCACCTTGGATTTTACCTTCATCCCCTACTCCCGAAAAAAATAAAAAAATTGCTTGTCACGAGAAAGTCAACAAGTGACTTTCAATAAAATCTCTTCCGAAAAGGGATTCACACAAGTGCCTTGTGTTTAAGGAAGAGTAAATTGAGTAACTTACGCGAATACCAGAATCGTATTGCAGATATCGCAAAACGCTCTAAAGCTGTGCTTGGCTGGGCAAGCACTGCGCAGTTCGGTACTGATAACCAATTCATTAAAGATGATGCCGCGCGTGCCGCATCTATCCTTGAAGCTGCACGTAAAGACCCAATTTTTGCGGGTATCTCTGATAATGCCACCGCTCAAATCGCTACAGCGTGGGCAAGTGCACTGGCTGACTACGCCGCAGCACATAAATCTATGCCGCGTCCGGAAATTTTGGCCTCCTGCCACCAGACGCTGGAAAACTGCCTGATTGAGTCCACCCGCAATAGCATGGATGCCACTAATAAAGCGATGCTGGAATCCGTCGCAGCAGAGATGATGAGCGTTTCTGACGGTGTTATGCGTCTGCCTTTATTCCTCGCGATGATCCTGCCTGTTCAGTTGGGGGCAGCTACCGCTGATGCGTGTACCTTCATTCCGGTTACGCGTGACCAGTCCGACATCTATGAAGTCTTTAACGTGGCAGGTTCCTCTTTTGGTTCTTATGCTGCTGGTGATGTTCTGGACATGCAATCCGTCGGTGTGTACAGCCAGTTACGCCGCCGCTATGTGCTGGTGGCAAGCTCCGATGGCACCAGCAAAACCGCAACCTTCAAGATGGAAGACTTCGAAGGCCAGAATGTACCAATCCGAAAAGGTCGCACTAACATCTACGTTAACCGTATTAAGTCTGTTGTTGATAACGGTTCCGGCAGCCTACTTCACTCGTTTACTAATGCTGCTGGTGAGCAAATCACTGTTACCTGCTCTCTGAACTACAACATTGGTCAGATTGCCCTGTCGTTCTCCAAAGCGCCGGATAAAGGCACTGAGATCGCAATTGAGACGGAAATCAATATTGAAGCCGCTCCTGAGCTGATCCCGCTGATCAACCACGAAATGAAGAAATACACCCTGTTCCCAAGCCAGTTCGTTATCGCGGCTGAGCACACGGTACAGGCGGCGTATGAAGCACAGCGTGAATTTGGTCTGGACCTGGGTTCCCTACAGTTCCGCACCCTGAAGGAATACCTGTCTCATGAACAGGATATGCTGCGTCTTCGCATCATGATCTGGCGTACTCTTGCGACCGACACCTTTGACATCGCTCTGCCGGTTAACCAGTCCTTTGATGTATGGGCAACCATCATTCGTGGCAAATTCCAGACTGTATATCGCGACATTATTGAGCGCGTTAAATCTTCTGGTGCGATGGGGATGTTTGCTGGTGCTGATGCAGCATCTTTCTTCAAACAGTTGCCGAAGGATTTCTTCCAGCCAGCCGAAGACTATATCCAGACTCCGTATGTTCACTACATCGGTACCCTGTTCGGTAACGTGAAAGTGTACGAAGTACCTGCTGGTATTTGTAAGAACTTAACGACAGAGAACATTCAGTTCAGCTCGATGGATGTGCTGTGCTACGTCCGTGATGAAAATCCGGGTAAAGCAGGCTTCGTGACTGGTGATGCTGTCCCGGCCATCCCGTTCCAGCATCCGACCACTCCGGCGCTGGTCAACCGTACCACGCTGTGGGGTTCGGCTATCAACGATATGCACCCACGCAACGGCGCTGATTACTTCACTCGTGTAACGCTGACAATGGCCAAAAAAGGCGGGCTTAACTTCATAAGCGGCGACACGATTGATGCCGGTGACTCTGAGTAATCAGGGGAAGTTCTCCGTTTAACATAGCGCCCCCGTGCGGGGCGCATAACAGGGAAAGTTATGTCTCAATATTCAATTCAACAGTCATTAGGTAATGCATCCGGCGTCGCGGTTAGCCCGATCAATGCCGATGCGACGTTATCTACCGGTGTTGCATTAAATAGCAGCTTGTGGGCTGGTATTGGCGTATTTGCGCGTGGCAAGCCGTTTACTGTTCTCGCGGTTACTGAGTCCAATTACGAAGATGTTCTCGGCGAACCGCTGAAGCCGTCTTCCGGCTCACAGTTCGAACCAATTCGCCATGTGTACGAAGCTATTCAGCAAACGTCTGGTTATGTTGTCCGTGCTGTTCCGGATGATGCGAAGTTCCCGATTATTATGTTCGATGAATCAGGCGAACCGGCTTACAGTGCGTTGCCATACGGTTCTGAAATTGAACTTGATAGCGGCGAAGCCTTTGCTATCTACGTTGATGATGGTGATCCGTGTATTTCTCCTACCCGTGAGTTAACCATCGAAACGGCAACAGCGGACAGCGCGGGTAATGAACGCTTCCTCTTAAAACTGACCCAGACGACTTCGCTCGGTGTGGTAACGACCCTGGAGACACACACTGTGTCTTTGGCGGAAGAAGCGAAAGATGACATGGGTCGCTTGTGTTATCTGCCTACTGCTCTGGAAGCCCGTTCTAAATATCTGCGCGCGGTTGTTAATGAAGAGCTGATTTCGACAGCGAAAGTAACAAACAAAAAATCGTTGGCGTTCACCGGTGGTACCAACGGTGATCAATCGAAAATATCAACTGCTGCGTACCTGCGTGCGGTGAAAGTGCTGAACAATGCCCCGTACATGTACACCGCTGTTCTCGGCCTAGGGTGCTATGACAATGCGGCGATCACCGCGTTAGGTAATATCTGTTCTGATCGCCTGATTGATGGCTTCTTTGATGTTAAACCGACATTGACATACACGGAAGCGCTGTCTGCTGTTGAAGATACCGGTTTACTTGGTACCGATTATGTAAGCTGTTCTTTCTATCACTATCCGTTCTCCTGCAAAGACAAATGGACCCAATCCCGTGTGGTCTTTGGTCTGTCTGGCGTGGCATATGCGGCGAAAGCTCGTGGCGTTAAGAAAAACTCCGATGTCGGCGGTTGGCATTATTCTCCTGCTGGTGAAGAACGTGCCGTCATTGCTCGTGCGTCAATTCAACCGCTGTATCCGGAAGATACCCCGGACGAAGAAGCAATGGTCAAGGGCCGTCTCAATAAAGTATCTGTTGGCACCTCTGGCCAGATGATCATCGACGATGCTTTAACTTGCTGCACGCAGGATAACTATCTGCACTTCCAGCACGTCCCATCCTTGATGAACGCAATCAGCCGTTTCTTTGTCCAGTTAGCCAGACAGATGAAGCATAGCCCGGACGGCATTACTGCTGCTGGCCTGACTAAAGGTATGACCAAACTTTTAGATCGCTTTGTCGCCTCCGGCGCTCTGGTGGCTCCACGTGATCCGGATGCTGACGGTACAGAACCGTATGTGCTGAAAGTTACGCAGGCGGAATTCGATAAATGGGAAGTGGTCTGGGCCTGCTGCCCGACAGGTGTAGCCCGTCGTATCCAGGGCGTACCGCTGCTTATTAAGTAAGGGAATACAATGAGCAAAAACTTTTTTCAATCCGGGGCATTTTTAGGGAATGGACTGTCCCGTTTCGCTTTGAACGCTGATCCTGTGCAACTGATGGAGTCTGCCCGAGCAAGTGCCCAACCGCCAACCGATCCGGTTATTAATAATAATCCGGAACCTGAGGCACAGATTAACGAGGACGTTTCATCTGACCCGGCTCCTGAGCAAATCCTGGAAGGGAAAGACGGTAAAGAATGGACCGTCGAACAGGCGCACCAGATGATTCTGGAAGCTGCAAATCGAAGTGCTATGCAGAATGCGTTGAGTGATGCGGCCGACGCCGTTTTCGCCTGGGCTGATAGCGGTGATCTGACTTTCGACTCCCTTGATGGTTTCGTTCAGGCTATCGCTGGTATCTCTGATGACGACGACTCCGAAGTTACAGAAGAACAGGACGATGCCTATAACGAAGCATGGGCAAATGTTGCTGACTTCCTCGCAGCATGCGGTGTAGATGATGACCTGATCGAAGCACTGGCTGACGATGAGGACGACGACGCAGCTGCTGATGTTGGTGCCTCTATCGCTGGTTTAGATAGCGACGACCGCGACGAACTGGAAGCGGCGTTTGTTGTTGCTGGCACTTCTGATGAAATGCTGACTGAAGCATTTAAGAAGGTTGTTCGTAACGGTGAGATCAAACTCATCCGTAAACGCCTGCGTAAAAAACGTCTGACTGCGGCTCAAAAATCGGCGCTGAAAAAAGCTCGTCGAAAAGCCCAGACCGGCGCGGCAAAACTTGCCCGCAAAAAGTCAATGAAACTGCGCCGTAAGCGCCTTGGCTAAAGGAGGAGGCCGGAGAACTCCGGCCTTTAACTTGAATGGCTCCTATAGCTTATGGGGTTTACAGCCAGGCTGACGGTGTATCGCCATATCTGAAAGTTACTTTAACGAACTCTCAGTACCAGGTTACCGGATATATCAGCCAGGGAGCGGCAATGAACATGGCCCAGAATTGGGAAGCGCCGTTTACCGGTATGTCCATGGGATCTGTTTCTGGTGCTCTGGGTGGTTTTGCGCAGGTTGGTACTGAAACAACGTCTGTTGCCCGTTGGAACAGCTTAATGGTTTGGGAAGGGGGAACACCGCCGACTTTCACGCTGCCAGTAACTTTCATCGCTTTGTTTGACCCATATACGGAAGTTTCAGGTGCTATCGCCGCGTTGTCAGCAATGATTAGCCCGGAACTTAAAGACGCCAGTATTGGTGGTCGAATCCCGGAGCGGGTGACGCTAAACATTGGCCGTCGAATCAACATCATTGATGTTGCTATCCAGGACCTAAGTTTCGATCTCGATGCCCCTAGGGATAGTAATGGGCATTTCCTGAAAAACACCGTCAACCTCCAGTTGACCGGTTCATCGATATATAACAGCTCCGATATTGTTCGGGCGTTCCAGTAAAAGGATTTTATATGGGACACAATAACACTAAGGGAAACCGTAAATTTATTAAGGGCCGCTATACTGCCAACGCGGCCAAAGGCGAACGACTGGTATCTTCTGAATTCCAGCTCACTTTTGCAGGCTATGAAGATATCAGCGTATTGGTTCGCACGTCGCAAATCCCTGAAATGACCCGCGAGGATGTGGAAGACTATGGTCCGAATGGTGTGAAGTTCAACCAGCACGGCCCAATCCGTAACTCCGGGGAAATCCAGGTTCAGTGCGTGGAGACTATCGAAGGAGATATTCTTCAGTTCATTAAAGATCGCATTGCGGCGAAGGACTATGTTGATATCACGATGGCTGCGACCCCTGAATCCAAATCTTCCGGGGTTAACGCTGTGACAAAAGCTGCTACAACAATTGAAATGTTGGACTGCAAAATCTACAGTGATGCAATCGACTTTGGTACCGAAGATGTGACTGCCGCTGTGCGCCCGTCACTTCGTATCGTCTACAACTGGATTGACTGGGATTAAGAGTCATCCCTTGTATTTTAAAGCTCCTTCGGGAGCTTTTTTATTTGGAGAGGAAAGGGTGCATTGAGGATACCTGACACACGAAGAGTGGCGGGGATCTCTCCCCGCCAGGTCTCTTACCTTTCAGATTCGTAGGCTGTGAAGACAGTGACCTCCGTCTGTCCGGTTCGGATTCGTACCTCGCAGAGGTCTTTCCTCGTTACCAGTGCCGTCACAATGACGGTTAAACAGATGACGATCAGGGCGATTAACATCGCCTTTTGCTGCTTCATAGCCTGCTTCTCCTTGACCTTTTGGTCGGTAAGAGGCTAATCTACGTATGTTAAGCATAGATGTGGCCTCAGATTAATGTTAAGCGTCTTGCCGGACGCGTAATGTTATCTGGGGCTTTCTTCTATCTGCTTTTCGGGTAATGCCTGAAGCAGATAGCCTCAAGCACCCGCAGCGATTGTATCAATGTCTGGCTTTTTTTCTATAGAAATCACCAGGAAGGGTGAATATCCACATCAGAAGAAACGTTGCAGCAAACATGATCCCTAATGGCCAGACCGCGCCAAAGAAAATCCATACTAAGATTTCCTCTGCTCGTTCTTTGCGGTCGATATCGACAAGCATTTTTCGGCTGATCATGCATACACAGAAGCCAATGCAAACATATACGGCAAAAGCGATCGCTAACTGTAAAAAATCAGATTGCATCTCCGACCTCAAACTGAAAACGCCAGGTGACCCCAGATTAGAGCAATTTATCACCCTCTGAATCCTGCCGGTATACCCCATTGTTCGTTATCGTTATTTTTGGCTAAAACCGCATTAAGAGCTTCGTTTACCGTCATGCAATGCGGCAGATTATCGAAGTTTGATATCCCGCCAATATCAGGAGAACGCTTGCTCTTCAGGTAAGCATATTTCCGGGCCGCTGCCTCAACTTTCTGCTGGAACTCATGTTTTTGAGCGCGTTTTTTGGATAAACGCAGATTGTCGGCCTTTGCTTTTGCCCCAGCGATCCATGAAGTCAATTTTTTGAGTTTGGTCGTTCCGGCAGCGCCGGAAACTGATCTTTTTGTTTTTTTAAATTGTGACTTCTTATTCTTTATTGCCACGTCATCCTGACAGGGGGAGGGGGTATCATTTTGACATGGGGGTGTGGATAAAAAATCAAATAAAGCCAATGCTTTAGCGAGAACAGCTTTAACCTTGGTTGCGGCTGAAGAGATCTTTAATTTGCTTTCAATTAGCGCATTTTTGGCTTGTTGAGCAAAGGCTAAAAAGGATGGTGTAAACCGGTACAGGTTAGCGCGGCGTTCACGGTGATCGCCGATAACAATCTCTACCGACAGGATTCCTTTGTTTACAGCTTCACGGAATGCGCGAACGACGGTTGATTGGCTATAACCAGTTTCTGCCGCGATCATGCGGTGAGGCTTGTGAATGAAGTATTCACTGGTTGTTGCCGCAAGATTTGCACATTGCGACAGGATATGCCCGGCGCTACGGGATAGACCGGAGTGTGTTACAAAGCAGGCCAATTCATAGCCAGAAAAAGTAAAATCGCTCATCGTTATACAGCTCAGGAAAGTGACTTTAGCCAGCATTACAATGCTGGTGGTTCTTACTACGTCTGTTAGCGCGTAGCCGCGACAGGTACCAGCACACCAGCATCAAGCAATCGCTTCATTAGCCACTGCTGACCTTTGCCGGTTATACGAGTCGTGAAAGAAATCCTGCTTCCGTTGCTTGTATCGATCACGGTTTCTTTGAGGGTGAAGTACCCACGGGATATGTATTCTTGTTTGGGGACGTTCCTGCGTTCACCGGTTGCGATCAGAATTCCGTTATCACGCAACCAGGTGAAGAGATAGTTTTGTCCCAGGCCGAGCACTTTGGCATAGTTGCCGATTAGAACCCCGCTGGCGGTAGCAACGCGTTCGGCGAATTCGACTTTAGGTGCATCCATAAGCATTTTTTGCTCCTGCCGTTGCTTTTGCTCTGCCAGGTCGGCAGCCAAACGGAGAGCTTCAGGGAGACTCTGCGGAATAGCAGGTTGTAATCTTCCGGCTCGATAGTCGATAAATGTCTGGTTTACCTTCAGCCGAAACGCGGGAGAAATACAGCCTGCGTACTCCACAGCGAGCAATTCATGGGCAAAAGTGCCGCCGCCACGGCCTTCGAACGAAACTATGCAATTCTGCATAGTTTCTTTTTCAAGCTCTTCGATGAGCTGTTTGGCTGACAGCGTTCTTAGCCATTGAGCTGGCGCTTTATGGGCACCGAGTCCGCTCGCTCTGTGTAGAGCATTAAGGTTGTAACGGCCAGCGCGGTCGGTCGTAATTTCAACACCACAAATAACAGGCAGAGTGGTTGAAGGATCGACATTTTGATGAAGGTTTGATATATTCATATCCGCATTGAATGTTTGTTGCATTTTTTCTCCAAGTTTGCATCAACCTTCAATCACCAGCTCGAAATGGTGATTCTTTGCACTAAGAAAACAAAATTTATTAGAGCAAATTTTTCCAATCCGATCCAGATCGGGTTGGTCGATCTGCTCAGAAACCTGCCAGTTCGCTGGCAGGTTTTTTTGTATAAGGCGTTTTTCAATGTGGATTTGTGGCTGGCTAAAACGAAAAAGGCCACAGGTTTTACCCTGTGGCCTGTTCGGGCGCAACGCGCTGCTGTTACACTGCGAACTAACGCCCTTCAATGTTGTTATGCAATGTGGAGAAGTGAGGCAATCACTGATGCCAACACAGAACTTGAAGCCCCGATGATGACAGGAACAATGATGTTGGTCACAATCCACTTGCAAGCTTTTTGAAGAGTCATTACGAAGATCCGCACACTTGCAACAGCAACTGCTTGCGGCTATCCTCTTGTTGATCAGACATAAGGAATGCCCTCGCTGGTTGCCTCCATGCAACGTTGTAGCGAGGGTTTTTTCTGTCTGGAGGCTACGCATCCAGGAGTTCATAACCCCCGCATAACGTTGCGCCTCCCCTGAAAAACAGGGTTGGGCATATCGTACACATGCCTGTAATTTATGGCAAATCCTGGTCTGAATACGTTAAGACAAGGACGCCACTGGTTTTAACAAACCAGCATCAAGTAGCTTGCGAGTTAACCACTGCTGGCCTTTACCCGTTAATTGGGGCGTCAGCCGTATCTGGTAGCCATTTTCATCATCCAGCACCACTTCTTTCACCGTGAAATACCCGGCGTTGATGTACTGTTGGCGCGGTACGTTTTTGCGCGCTCCAAAAGCCATGAGAATGCCGTTCTGGCGCAACCATGAGAAAAGGGCGTTTTGCTTAAGTCCAACGACCTTTGCAAAGTTCCCGATCAGGATTCCATTGGCCACTGATACCCGGTCGGCAAAATCGACTTTAGGGGCTGCGGCCACCAGCTGTTGTTCCAACTGCATTTTCTGTTCTGCTAACTCGGCAGCCAGGCGTAGGGCTTCTGGTAATGTTTGGGGGATCGATGGGGTAGGGGAGTTTGCCTGCTGCAATTCTTCCAGTTTGTCGATCAGCGAACGGCGGACCGCTTTTGACTCGCGCGCGGCGACTCGCAGGGCTTGTTTGTAGGTCATGGTTATGACAACCATAGGCGTACCGCCACCTGGCGGCACGGTTGCACTTTTTGTGTAACCGTCCTCACCTTCTAATTCGTCGAGTATTTTTTCGATGAATTTGTTGTTCCGAACCTCTGGTTCCCCACATAACTTACGCGCTTCATTGACCATCTTTAACAGTGTCTGGCTGTCGATTGTGTCTCCAGTGTTGGAGATAACATTCACAGTTGGTGATGGCGTAGCTGAAGCAACAGGTGCTGGTTTTTCAACATTCAAATTATTACCGGTCATTCTGCGCGCCTCCTTTCTCATTTCTGCTGCCACCGTTGCGTAACGTAGACGTCCTTGTTTAATCAAATAATCCCTGATCTCGGCTATCAGTAGCCTGTTGATCACAGCCTTATCTGTTCGGGTATAAAAACGCCTGGTTATCATGAAATAGTTGGCAATTGCGCCGGGGATCTCCCGTGTCGGCATACAGGTTGTATGCAGGGCGATCGCTTCGGCTATTTCATTACGGGTGACGAGAGGTTTTTTCATAAACCCCCCTGAACGTCGGCAGAGAAGGGGAGGTTCCAGTAACTAAGTGAATTGCGCGAGTTAGTTGAAAAACGGGCAGTAAAAATGCAGGGGCCGTCAGGCAATTGAGAGCGTGCTTCGTCTTCTGTTGCTGCGATAACGAAGTGATAGTGGTGTTTTTTACAGGAATAGAAACGCCAGATGAATTCTGGGCGTGCGCAAGGATTGGCATTAACCATAGTTACGGCCTCGTAAGTTGATAAACAACCTGCGACCCGCTGCTAAACAGGTGGCAGGACGTGACGGGGTTAGCAGACTGGCACTTACGAAACCAGCAGGCCGAAGCCTCCCCATCACGCCCCACCATAATTCGGGCGTAACGTGGTTTACGGACACAAAAATACCGCAATATCGGAAATCTGCGGTTGTCCGCGTAAGTATTCAGGCTGCTAAACCCGGTCGCAGAATTTGCTACGACGGCGGGAACTATAAGCCTGAACGATTAAAAGGTCAATATGATGCGAAAAGATAGCATTCGCGACTTAAAAATACAAATTTATTAGAGCACTTACTGTTTAATAAATACACAACTGGATCTAATAACCTCTTTTTTTTAAAGGCGAAAATATGTACCCTAAATGAGTTAAAAGGCAGGTGAGGTTATAATGAGAAAACTATTACTACCGTTATTATTTATGGCTGGGACTGTTAATGCAGCATCAAGTGTAAAGGCGATTTGTACCGACTACACGAAATACCTTGGGCACGTTTACGGCTTTGCTGTCAGCCAAGACGAATCCATGCGCAAGAAGTTACTTTCAGACATGAAACGTCTTAAACTTTCTGAAGCGATGGTGCAGCAAGAACTGTATAAAGTCGCAACCAACGAAAATGCTAAATATCAATATTCTCGCCTGTTAAATCCAGACGCAAATGAGATCAATCGAAGCACTTTCGATTATATGGTAAAGGCATGCGAAACCGCTCCTGATTTTGCTATCCCTAGCTGGGGCGTTCTGGTGGCGAGCAATGCCGTTAATAAAGAAGACGTTGGAAGAAATGGCATTGATTCAATCAGAAACGCCCCGGGAATGCGCCATCAAAACGTGCAGGGTACGCTTGAAGAACGAGCTAGGGGGCCGGGTGTAGCTCCATAATTTAATAAATAATATTAAATTCTCTGGGCATAGTGGATCTAACAATATGGACTATGCCTATAATATCTAAAAACAAAAGGATAAAAATATGAAATTGTATAAGTCATTGTATAGCTTTTTATTAATGTCCTCTTTTCTGCCATTATCAGCAATGGCAGGTTCTACCGTTTGGACGGTAGGAGGTGAGCAAGGGTGGAGAGAAATCTCTGCAACCAATGACGATGGTTATACAATTAACTTTTCTTGTGATGCTGGAGCAAGGGAAGGTTCCGAAGATCATATCGCTGGAAGAAATTTGTATGTAAGTGGAGGGAAAGAGAATGCTGATTTTTCTACACGCGACACAATTTCTCGTAAAGCTGATGTAATTACCTTAATTGTTGGTCCGGATAGCTTTAATATTGGTACGCAAAACACTGCTCCAAATCGTAGGGAATGGTATTCTTTTTGGAAGTCAGCGTCAGCCACAAAAGAAAAAAACATGGATGTATATATCGGATCGCGTCGAATCACATCATTCTCTCTTAATGGTATTTCAAGTATTTACAAGGAAGCTAAAAAAGACGGGTGTTTAAAACAATATGATGGCGAATAAGATGGCAAGTATTAATAGCTCCAAATATAACGAGTTAAGTAATTTAGCAAAATCAGTGAGTTTGGGTGGTCTTACTACCCCGCTTGATTTTTTGCAACAAAATCTATTGCATATAGTTTTGGAAAAAACATCTCAAAAAATATTAGATAATTATCTTCAAAAAAAATTTAACACATCACTAAAAACGAATGAGATAAACCATCTTTTCCGTAAGTATGTTGAAAATTTTCAGAAACAGTCGGAAAAATCTTTGTCATTACAAAGCCAGATAGTAGTTTTTAATAAACAAGCTGGCTTGGAAAGTATGGAGGCTACACTTAAAAATTTACGAGAATATATAACTTACGATGATTTAACAAAAGATATTATAAAAAAACAAGAAAATCAATATATTGAAAAAAAGACATCTCTATTTAATAGAACAATGGAGCAAGGTCTTTCATCAATTGCACAGGCTTATGTTGAAGGTGCTATTGAAACATCTCACAACGAAAGTGATGTTCAAGACAAAGGATTAAATAAATCCAGTTCGACGTTTATTGACTCATTTAAGGCGCTCCCTCACCCGCTTCAGTTTATTATTATGTGGTTTTTAACAGAAGTGTTGCTTGGTGCCATTGCTGATTATGCAAAAGAACAAATCTTATCGCAAATACACAAGACAGAATCATATTCTGTATCCCTATATGAGGATGCACCAATTTCAAAACAAAAATTAATTAAAGAAAACACAGAAATTAAGTGGGAAGATCTCAATGGTTTTAGGTTTATAACTGGTGATAACGTAAGATTACATGTCAGCCCTTCTTTAAATAGTGAAGTGATTGAATGCATTGGCAAAAACACAATTGTTGCTATTTTAGATAAGAAAGATCGTCAATGGCTTTACGTGCAGGTTAAATCAGGGGATGAGTTTATTACTGGTTGGATTACACGAACATACACAAAGCCTCTTAAGGCTTGAATTTTATCACCGTATCTTGGGGCTGGGTGTTGATGACGATGTGCTACTTGAAGTACTTGAATTTTTTAACGCAGCATCTGAAATGTGTAGACTGACCGGTAACAAATGACAACTCGTAGAATCGGTTAACACACCAGATTCTACGAGGTATCAATGACACCACGACAATTACTCGAAGACGTCAAATCCCGCTTCACACCTTTGATTGCGGATGAACCTGCCTTACTGGAATCCCTGCTAAGAAAAGCATTGGGAACCTACCAGGATAGGGCGGGGCACATCAAGCGGATACGCTTCACTGAGCAGACCTGTAAATCACTTGCTTGCCCTGTTGATTTTCTTGCGCTCGTATCGGTTACGGATCATACCGGCGATCTTGTCTACTCCGACGTTTACGATGGGAATATCGAGCTTGAAGATACCCATCGAGCGGTATACCCACTGAATGTGTCATATCTGGCTAATTTGCGTGATATGGATCTGGATAATGGAGAAGTGCCACCTGAAATCATTGGGTTACTTTCTGACTATCTGGAAGTGCTAATCGCGATACCTAACACTGATCGCCTGCGAAGAATATCTATCGCGGGGAAACTCGATGCCAGCAATTTATCCGACGAGAACACGCTGTATCAGCGAAAGCTGGATCTGGAAGAGAAAATGAGCGCAACAAGGGCAATTATCCCGGGAATTGTTCTTTTCTCATCCATGTTGAAGTGAGGGGGCTGATATGGGGCTTAATGTTGCTTCAGTAAAGTCTTATGTATCTTCGGCATTAACGACGACATTATTTGGCTCCGGCGTTGGTGAGCGGGAAGTTGGTAAGCTGACGTCAATCATCATGAACAAAATGCTGTTCGCGCAAGGATGGCAGTTCTCTGTCGAAGTTGATGGACTGGAGGGGGCAGACTTCTTTGCCAAAGACATTACCTACCACGATTACAGCATCGAATATGAAACGATTAAAATCGGCGGGGGGAATATCCTTCAGCCAACGGAGCGTTCGCCTGGGCAGATAACAATGATGGTCAGGGACACTGTTGATGGCCTCGTTTTGGACTGGTTTAAGACGGCAAAAAGTCGGGTGATCAATCCTGACGGTACCGGGAACATACCATCTAAATATTTGCTCAATGTGCGTATTTATCGGTTGCTGTCTTCCGGCTTAACCAAACTGGAAAATGAGATGACGGTATTTCCGGTCACTACCGGCGATGTCACCTATGCGCGGGATCAGGTTACGGAATTTAAGTCATTCCCAATGACCTTCGCATTGCACAGCACGTTTAACCAATCCTCAAGTTCTTTGGCTTCCCTTCTGGGCTTTAGTTTTTCTCTTTGAATTAAGGAGCAAGGATGCTTTTACCCCTTTTTCCGCTACCATCGCGGCCAAGTGAATTGATCCAGTTCCGTCAGCCAAATATTGCTGATGCGATGCGTTTCAACTCGATAACACCGGAGGAACAAGAACAACAGACAACGGCGTATTTAAAAGCCTTGCTGGCTGAACCCGCGAAACATGATCCCCTGACATGGACGGCGCAGGACCGGATTACCGCGTTATGGTGGATATTTACCGGCTCCCGTGAAACACCGGTCGAGACATTCACCTACACCTGTAAACATTGCGGTAAAGAGCATTATTACGATTGCGATATGAATGCTCTGGCTGAAGATATCCAGGTCCTGGAAGTGGAACCTTTCATTGACGATATTGAGGTGTCTGTAGAGGGAGTTCCTTATCAATGGCGTATCGTGCCGCTTGATGGTTGGGCAATGGAAATGCTGGAGATGCGCCGTGCAGCATTGCCACCTGAAGACGACGCGGAATTCAAAGAAGCGATCGTTGATTTGCGTTTTTGGGAATTCGCTTATCAGTGTGAGCTTTATAACGATGTTAGCGGTACTCGTGAAGATCAGGCTGAGCGTCGTTATGAAACGATTAAACGGATGGCCATTGATACTGAATTTATGAAGCTGGCGGCACACATCCGACTGGCTCATGAAAAGCTCGAACATGGTTTACCGTGCTACATCGATAAAGGTGAAATGCGTCTTCGTCTCCCGCCGCATAAATGCCCAAATCAGGATAAAAAGGAGTCCACAGAGGGTGCGTATACCCGTCTGTGGGTGCCCTTTCGGGCTACCGACTTCATTCCACAGGTGGGGATTGAAAAGCTATCAGACCTTAGTGTCCAACCTGGTTTTGTATGGGGGTATACCGATTCAGGACGCTGAAAGGCTTACTGAATCCTATGCGTTTTTCCTGTTGGAGAAACTGGAAGAAAAACTTAAACCGAAACGGTAGGCGATAAGATCATGGAACGAAAAAACGCCAACATTGACGATGTTATAAGGACAGTTGAAACCGCCAGCGCAAAAGAGCTGGAAGAGCTTGCTGGTATTCGGGAAGCTGTTGAAGATTTGAAAGGTGGGCGAGTTGCTACTGTTGATCCTGTCTCTCGCAGCGTGTCGGCATTAAATCGCACAATCGAAAATTCCCGGCCTGACTTTGTGGCCAAAGCGCCATCAGTAGACCCTATTGTTGACGCAATGAAACGGCTTAATTTAGGGGACGTTTCTCGTGTAGTTCAGGAGGATGTTGCTCAACAGGAACAGCAGGCCAAATCAACTACGCGAAAGGGTAAAAAACGACGCAAGAAGGCTATAACAGAAGATGTAAAGGCGCAACGGACTGAAGCAGCCGAACACGCTCGCGAAATGTTCGGTCAAAAAGGCGGTGCGCAAAAAAGCCAAAACCAACGCGATGCGCGTGGTCGTTTTATTGGAAAGTCAGGGAGTAAGGCCGCAGCGGAAGATGCCCGTGCTGAACGTGCTGAAAAGGCCAGGCGCAAAGAGGATGATGAGCGTCTAAATGCTGAATCAGGTTTATTAAAAAAACTGTCAAAAGTAGCTGAAGGCATAGGTAACCCTTCAGAGACTCGTGCCGTCGATGCGTTAGGTTATGCCGTTGCTGGTCCATTGTGGGCCGCAGGGAAGGAGCTTGGCGGGATATCAAAAGAAGTTGGTGGATCGCTTAATGGTGCCAGAAAGTCTATTGCCGATGTGATTCGTGGCAATGACGATAACAGCCGTAGAAAAGGTTTTTTTAGGCGTAAATCGCAAAATAGTGCCGATGTCGTTCAGGTTAACACCCAAAAACGGACGGTTCAGGAACTTCAGGATCAGACCAGCGAAATTAAAGAGGGCAATGACAAGATTCTCAGCGCCCTTGATCAGATAGCCAAAAACACTGGGAAAAAGAAGGGCGGCTTGCTGTCCAAATTATTTAGCCTGTTAGGGAAGGGGGCCGGTGGCGTCGCGTCGTTGTTAATGAGGCGTGGCATGCTGAAAAAAGCTGGAGCACTCGCTTTTGGCGCTCTGGGGGCAAAGAAACTTGTAGGAATGCTACGCGGTGGTGGCAAGAAGACTCTCGCCCATGAAGGCGGAGATTTGGCTGCCCGGGCAGCAGGTAAACTTGGATTAAAGGCAGTTGGTAAAGGGGCGTTACGCGCAATTCCCCTAGTCGGCACAGTGGCTGGAGGTATTTATGATGCGGTAACCGGTTGGAATGATACAGAAGCGCAACGTCGAGCGTTTGGGCTTAAATCAGGACAAGATCCATCATTCCAGCAAAAAGCCGCTTATACGTTAGCTAATGTTCTTGATATGGGGGGACTGGTATCTGGTATTAGCAGCGCCATTGGTGAGGTTCTCAAATCACTTGGATTTGAGGATATCGGCAATATGTTGCAATCATTTTCGACGGAAAGTATTGCCCAGGCCATAGATAGTGGGATTACCAACTTAGAAACATATATTTCTAACCTTGGCGACACCATTTCTACCAAGTTCGATGATTACACAGCAAAGATTGGTGATGCTGTTTCAGCATGGTTTAGCGATACATCTAATAAGCTGCTTGAAAAGCTGGATGCCATCAAAGACTTCTTTACTGTCGATAACCTGAAACAGGTTTTCAGTGATGCAATTGATAGTGCAATTGATTTCATTAAGAACCCAGGGAAACACATTAAGGAGGCGGCTGGTAATATTTGGGATGGGGTTAAAAATTTACCAGGTAAAGCATTAGATGCAGCGGTTGATGCCGTTAAAAATACCCCTGCGGCAATGATTGTATCAAAAATACCCAATCTGATCGGCGAGGCTAATGCGAAAGAAATCACTCCGGAGTTAAAAACTCCGGTTAATAGCCATCAGGGGACATCTGATTCTAAAACTGAATCCGATGCCAAACAGACTAATATTGCTGCCCGCGTGATAAATGCGGCCCTGGATATGGCGAAAGATAGCAATAAAACAGTTAAAGAAACTGCTAATCAGATTAGTAATGCAAATGCCGTAGAAACAGGAAATAAAGCAGCACAAACAATTGATGCTGCCTTGGGCCAGCCTGCTACAGGCAAGGAGGAAGCATTAAGTGCATATGAGATAGATAAACGTCGATTTAACAATGGCAAGGATGTTTCTTTGCCAAAATTAAATGCTGCCGGATACCAATGGATTTCTGACAATGCCGATTATTTTGATGAGCTTGAACGTAAGTATGGGCTTGAAAAAGGGATTCTGTCAGCAGTTGCATCCGCAGAGTCTAGTGCAGGCCAGAGAACTGGAAATCCAGTAGACAAAAACGGGAACAAACTTTCATCTGCCCTTGGGGCTTTTCAGATCACTAAAGGTACAAGGGAGGATCTTGGACTCAGCGATGCTGATGCCATGGATACACGAAAAGCAGCTGATGGTGCCGCCAGATACCTAAGTATGCTGATGAACCGTTATAACGGTGATCAGGGTCGTGCAATAGCTGCCTATCATGCTGGTATGGGGCATGTTGATAAGGGGAGAGTAGTCGCAGGTACCGGCGAATATGTTACTCGTGTCAGAGGGTATCAGCAGATGCTCAATAATGGTGCCGTTTATGGCTCTAAGGTAGATCATAGCGCACCAGCAATTTACGAAAAGATACCTGATAACGCCGTTATCGATCAGTCTACTGGCCTAGCGTTTACCCCTGGTGATAGCCCGTTTGAGAAAGGCGGTCTGGTAGACAAAATTGGCAATGCTGTTGGCGTTAACGATCTGGTCAACAAATTCATGAATGGCCGGGGTATGCGTCGGGAAGTCGTTCAGGGAACGCTCGAAGAACGTGCACGAGGGAAGGGGACCGCAACAGCAGCTGGCAATGTGTATGTTGATACTCCGATGCCAGTTGAAGAGGCGCGTCCGGTGGCCAGCAACTCAAGTTACTTTGACCAACTCGGCGCACAAATGGGGATTGATGGACTATTCGATAAACTCCGCAACTCGCCGGGGATGCGGAAAAATAATGCGCCTGAACCAGCCTCCACGTCCCAGGTGACGACTGCCGCCAACGATTTGCAGCAACCAACCGGTCGTATGCAGATAGACGGACAGGTTATTAGTGACCTTGGCGGCTCCGGTGCCAAGCCGACAATGCAGTTGGCTGATAATACCGTTTCACTTGATGGTGAAACGAAGCGGCTGTTTGCGCAGATGACCTCATTGCTTGCCAGGATTGAAGAGCACACTAAAGACTCGGCGAAAGGCCAGGGAACTGTCGTAAAGGTCAGCACGCCTCAACCGGGCGTTATGCGCACGGTGCCACTGTCAATTGATGATCCGTTGATGAATGACTACGCGAGAGTTGATTGATGGCCAACAATAACGAAATTGATCCTTTACTGACGCTGGAGTTATCCGGCGTAAAAACGTATGAGTCCCAGGAGGAGGCCTGGGGCGCTCGTTTATATGAGTGGCTAAACACTTATCAGGGTGAGGTATACGGAGATCCGTCATGGGGCAATGTTTTACCGCAGTTTAAACACGAACCGACCAACTTGTCGCATGTTCAAATTGCGGTTGAGGCAATGCTGTTGCAAAAACTGACGGTAGATTTACCTGACATACCGATTTCTGGCTTGTCAGTAGCCGAGGGAGATGCTTTTGATAAGTTGAAAATATCCATTCGTATCAGGGATATAACTATCACACAGGACGTGGTGCTATGAGTAAAACAACACCGACTAAAGACAGTATTCGTGCAGAGTTTGAAGAGCTTGTCGAGAAAGATTCATTCTGGTCGAAGTTTGTCGGCTCTCAATTTGTCTCGATGCTGACATTGTTTATTACCCAGATTGTCTACAGGTGCTTTCAGTATGCCGATGCGGCGCTGGCTGAAGGCTTTATATCGACCGCGACGCGGCGTTCCTCTATCCTGGCAGCGGCAGAAACGAATAGTTACGTTGGTACCAAGCCAACACCGTCATCGGGGATGATTGAGATCACTGCCACAAGTGAAGATGCCCCAGCGGTAATCCCCAAAAACATGCCTTTAATATCTGACGACCAGTACCCTTACATGACTATGGATGTATGCAGGTTGGTTGACGGCACCGGTACGGTAGAAGTGGCACAGTTGGAAATCCAGGAGGTGACATATACCGTTACGGCAGCCAAAGAATTTCTGGAAGTCGTGTTATCAAAGGCTCTCACTGCTGTCTGCTATAAGCTGGAAGTATTCGTGACGACCGATGGTAAGACCACGCAGTGGTCTTCCAGCACTATGTTCCGGTTAGCCGGTAGTAAAAGCCAGGTCTACGTTGAGTTTTATAAGCCATCCGAGCAGTTGGGGGTTCGATTCGGTGATGGGCTAATTGGGCAAATACCGCCAGAAGGCTCGACCATTACACTTAAGGTATGGTGCACCAACGGAGATATAACCCTGGTTGCTGGCCAAAACCTGACTCCTGTCGATTCTGCGGCTAATTTAGCTAATTTGATTTCAGTTAAGACAACGACACCCATAACCGCAGGTACCGATGCCGAAACAACGGAGATCACACGTAATCGTGCACAATATTACCTTGCCTATGATGATCAGGTCGTATGGGGCGGGGACTATACGTATTTTCTGGTGCGTAACATCCCGGGACTGTCCTGGGTAAAGGCATGGGGCGAAGGCCAGCAAGAGAAATTAGATGGTGCTTATAATGTTCGGAATATCAATAAGATATTTATTTCAGGATGGCATCCAAACAAAAGCCAGTCAGAGCTTGAAGAAATGATCCTGGCTGCCTTCAAGAAGGTGCCGAATGAGTTGAACAAGAACTTCTCGTATAAAGAGGTCAGAAAACTACCCTTTAAGATCACCATCACCGGGCGGATATCGGCAAGCCTGACCATTGAGAACGTGACTGATGAGCTGAAGTCGGCACTGGAAACAAAATTTGGGCGTGACTCAACTTTCTTTGATCCGAACCGTGTCGGCAAGTACATCCTAATCAAGAAAAAAGACGTTTGGGCATTTATCGAAACGCTGGGTTATTTCCGCGACTTTTATCTGGAATTTGTCGAGTGGAATGAGTCCAACGGCTTTTACGATTTCGTTTATCTGGATACAGAAAACTCCACCTTTAATATTTCGTATGAGGAGGAGTGATGCAGCGTTCCTGGTTTAATAACCGGCTTACATCAGCTAAGCAAAAGTCATTGCTCTATAAATCATTGGCTGATTTGGTTCAGTCAATGATGGACACCTTTGTTGACCCATGGTTGGAGCGAATTACCAACCGGAAGTCTATTTTCTCCATGAGCAAGGAGGATCTGGAGACCAGGACAAATGAACTTGGCCAGTTCTTTACTATCAGAACCTCGAACTCATCTTCCGTTCCGATGTTGTTACAACAGCGGCTTGATGAGATCCACTTTAAGGGAACTGAACGTCCTATAAACCAGACAATTTACCGCGAATTTAACGGTATTTCTGTTTTATGGGATCCGATATATGCACCGGTGGACCTTGAGCGTCATCCCTATGGCACAGTTCTAATACCAGAAAGCACACTGGAGACTACCGGCGGCACATTCGGCGAGATGTTTCTGACTTCCAGAGGGATGATCAGTATTCCCATAAACGACCTGGCCAGGACAATGGGTATTACTGGCACGATAGATCAGTCCGCAATTACAGAAGAAATTCTCAGAAAGTTTAATCAGTTCGTAAAGCCTCTACTGCCACTGCATATAGTGTTTGATGGGCTTACGCTCTATTTGTCGGTTGTTGTAAATGAACAGGCCGACATGATCACTTTGAACGAGATTTCTGATACCGAAAAAGCATTCTGCTGGTTTGAAACTTCGGATACAACTTCGCTTACTGGAGTTACGTCGATTAGCGCCCCGATCACCGCAACGCCTGGTGGCACTATTGTGAAAGCGACACCTACGTTTGATCGCACACGCGCAGATGATTTGTTGCTGGATAGCGACGCCTGACAATCACCCCGTCCATAGGGCGGGGTGACAAGTTACTTCTCTTACAATGAGGCTTCACAACATTGATTAGGGAAAATCATGTCTGACGTCTCAACAAACCTCTATAAGAGTCAGTTGTTGGACTATTACTATCAGCGGCGCGCTGAATCGTCCATTAACAAAGGCTCTCGATTTTTAATCAGCAAGGCCGTTTTCGGTACCAGTTCATTGGTTACTAAGAAAGGAGATGGCACTTATGAGATTGGAGAACTGCCAAAGGTTTTCGATCTGGCTGAACTGACCAGTCAATTTTGCACCATTAACCTCGTCCCAACCTACTCTGGCGGGATAATTACTGTCCGAATGGACCTTGATCAAAGCCAGTTGCAGGAAGGGAAAAACTACCCATTCAACACTCTGGTTGTTCTGGATAACGAGAACAAGCCAATCGCCATTATTTGTGTCCAGGAAGACTCGCTGTATGTGGGCAAAACATATACCGCAGTTATGGCCATAAACACGACAACAGCATAAGGATATGCTTGATGAATGACGTTACAGTTGTTACATCAGTTACTTACCCATCACCCGAGTCGTTGGCTCTGGTGGCTGATGTGCAATACCACGAACCATATCTGTCAGCCGCGCTAAACCGAAAATTCAGGGGGATTGTTGACCCGGGATTTTATGCCGGTTTCTTACCTAAGCCTGGCGGTGGGATGAACCTGTTAATCACCTCAGTGGATGGTGATAAAACCGCAGGCGCGGCGTCGGTGGATATTGGTGAATTCTACCAGGTAACTATTCAGCAACGTACGGATATTTCTCTTGCACTTAGTGCAGGCAAGAAATATGCAATTGTGCTGAAGGGAAGATACCTCCTTGGAGAGGATACCTATCAGGTTAATACCGCGTCACATATTCATGCGGCTGAATTTGTTACCAGAACCTATACCGATTCATATCAGTTAGGAGATGGGGAGCTGCTTGTTTGTACGGTGAATATCCCTGCCGGCGTATCAGCCATTACCCAGGAGATGATTGATACATCCGAGCGTATTAACCGCACGATCGGCATTGATATTTCAGACTCTGTAACCAGTAGCAGAAGTGATGTTGCTGCAAGTTCGCTGGCAGTTAAAAAAGCCTACGATCTGGCGAAAAGCAAGTATACGGCGCAGGATGCAAGCACAACGCAAAAGGGATTAGTTCAGCTCAGTAGCGCAACTAACAGCGACAGCGAAACAATGGCAGCTACCCCTAAAGCTGTTAAGTCTGTAAAAGATCTGGCTGATACCAAAGCGCCAATAGAAAGCCCGAGTCTGACAGGAACGCCAACCGCGCCGACGGCAGCGCAAGGTACAAACAGCACGCAGATAGCAAATACAGCCTTTGTTAAGGCAGCTATAACAGCACTTATCAACGGTGCACCTGGCACACTGGATACGCTTAAAGAAATAGCTGCTGCGATCAATAACGACCCGAATTTCAGCACAACTATCAACAATGCTCTGGCTCTTAAAGCGCCTTTAGCAAGTCCAGCATTAACGGGAATACCTACTGCGCCTACCGCTGCACAGGGTACGAATAACACGCAGATTGCTACGACCGCTTATGTAAGAGCTGCCATATCCGCATTGGTTGGTTCATCACCAGAAGCTCTTGATACCCTGAATGAGCTTGCCGCAGCACTTGGCAATGACCCGAACTTTGCGACAACAATGACAAATGCGCTGGCAGGCAAACAGCCTCTGGATGCAACTTTAACCGCTCTCGCTGCCCTTGCGACTGGTGCAAACAAACTGCCTTATTTCACTGGTAAGGATACGGTAGCTCAGACTGATTTAACGTCAGTCGGTCGCGATATTCTGGCTAAAACAAGCACACTGGCCGTTATCCAATACCTTGGTTTAAGAGAACTCGGTACCAGCGGTGAAAAGATCCCCCTGTTGAGTACGGCTAACACATGGAGTGCGCGCCAGACTTTCAACGGCGGGATCACCGGGGCGCTGACAGGGAACGCCGACACCGCGACGAAATTAAAAACAGCCATAAACATTAATGGCGTCAGATTCGATGGTTCTACGAACATTTCGATACCAACAATTACGTCTAGAGGACGCGTTACTGCGCTTACCGGTATAACGCAAGGTGCTGCTACTGGATTGCAGATGTATGAGGCATACAACAATGGTTATCCGACGACTTACGGGAATGTACTTCACCTGAAGGGAGCTGCATCCACTGGTGAAGGCGAGTTGCTCATTGGCTGGAGTGGCACAAATGGCGCTCATGCACCAGCTTTCATTCGATCCAAAAGAGATAGCACTGCTGCGGCATGGTCCGAATGGGCGCAGGTCTATACGTCAAAAGATTCAATTCCCGGCGTCAATGTCAAAGGGAATCAGGACACCTCTGGTAATGCGGCTACAGCGACCAAATTGCAGACGGCGTGTACTATCAACGGTGTCTCGTTTGACGGTTCTAAAAATATTGAGCTAACAGCGGAAAATTTAAATCTACAGGAAACGGTAAACAAGGCTGATAACGCGGTTCAAAAGACAGGCGATACCTTGTCCGGTGGACTTACTTTTGAAAACGACTCAATTCTTGCCTGGATTCGAAATACTGACTGGGCAAAGATTGGATTTAAAAATGATGCCGACAGCGATACTGATTCATACATGTGGTTTGAAACAGGCGACAACGGCAATGAATATTTCAAATGGAGAAGCAAACAAAGCACCACAACAAAAGACCTGATGAATCTTAAATGGGATGCTTTGTCTGTTCTTGTTAAAGCCCTTTTCAGCAGTGAAGTAAAAATATCGACAGTCAATGCACTGAGGATATTTAATTCATCTTTTGGTGCCATTTTTCGCCGTTCTGAAGAATGCCTGCATATCATCCCTACACGAGAGAACGAGGGAGAAAATGGTGATATAGGGCCACTACGCCCCTTTACGCTTAATCTTAGAACTGGTCGGATAAGCATGGGGCATGGTCTGGATGTTACAGGAGATATATTTACAAACCGTTTTTTAATTAACAGCAGTACAGGCATGTGGATTCATATGCGTGACCAGAACGTTATTATGGGACGTAATGCGGTATCCACTGATGGTGCTCAGGCCTTGCTCCGTCAGGACCATGCCGACCGCAAATTTATGATTGGCGGTCTGGGAAATAAGCAATTTGGCATCTACATGATTAATAACTCAAGGACAGCCAATGGCACCGATGGTCAGGCGTACATGGACAATAACGGTAACTGGCTTTGCGGTGCGCAAATTATTCCCGGAAATTATGGCAATTTTGACTCACGCTATGTGCGTGACGTTCGCATGGGAGCTAACCAGAGCGGAATAAAATGGGGGGGTGAAGGTGGAACACTCCCGGCGGGGTATGTTCTTACAGGTGGTAACTTTGATGATGACTGGGAGTGGCCTGTTTATGCGCCTGTCCAGAAATATATTAATGGTCAGTGGTACAATGTAGGACGTGCTTAATATGCAGCATTTAAAAAATATTAAAGCAGGAAATCCAAAAACTATCGAACAGTATCAACTTACAAAAGAATTTGATGTTGTCTGGTTATGGTCGGAAGAAGGTAAGAACTGGTATGAGGAACAAAAAAATTTCCAGCCAGACACGTTAAAAGTGGCATATAACCAGGAGGGTATTATTTGCTGCATAGAGAAAGACGCATCCCTGATTAATCCAGAGGGAATGAGTGTGATCGAGTTACCCAATATTACGGCAAACCGACGCGCTGATATTTCCGGCAACTGGATGATTAAGGATGGTGCTGTAATTAAAAGAGTCTATACAGAAGATGAATTACAACAGCAGGCTGAATCACAAAAAGCAGCTTTGCTTTCCGAAGCTGAATCAGTCATCCGGCTGCTGGAACGTGCCGTCAGGATGAATCTGGCAACAGATGAGGAACGTACACGGCTGGATGGCTGGGAACGCTACAGCGTTCTGCTCAGCCGCGTGGATACGGCAAATCCAGAATGGCCACAAAAGCCTGAATAAAAAATAAGGCCCGAACGGGCCTTCTCTCATTCTGGTTGTTCGGGGAACGTGACTGGCAGGACGGAGGTATCCGTAGACTCTACTTTCTGCGCGTAGAGCAGCCACTCGGTCAATTTTTGTTTATTCTCAGCAGAAATAATTCCAAGTCGTAGCTGAGAATCCCATAGCTGAGTTTTATCCCTGACGAGCTGTAGCAAGCTTTGCTTTTCATTTTCCGCTTGTTGCCTCTGCTCTTCCTCGGTATAAGTTCGCTTTATCACTACGCCATCTTTGAACATCCATTTACCCGAAATATCAGCCCGGCGATTTGCTGTAATATCAGGTAATTCAACGACGCTTGCGCCTTCTGGATTAATTGCTGAAACATCCTTTTCAATACAAATAATAACGCCGTTGTGGTCATAGACCATTTTCAACGTATCAGGCTGAAAGTTCTTTTGTTCCTCATACCAGTTTTTCCCATCCTCTGTATAAAGCCATTTGATGTTAAATTGTTTCGTTAGCTGGTATTGCTCTTTTGTTTTAGGGTTGCCAGCAGTAATATTTTTTAAGTGCATCATAATTAAATACTCCCCGCGTTATACCACGTTCCATTAATGCAATACTGAATTGGCCTTGCCTGCGCGATATCAATTAATTCATCAGTATTACTATTGACGACACCAGTAAGAACATGCCCTGACCTGTCATGCCAGCCAGTACCATTCCACGTTGGAAGGGATGACAAACCACCTAAGCGAATACCTGTAATAAAACGCGAATTACATTCCGCCTGAGTATAAGCACCAATATCACCTGCCGATGGTTTATGAGCGGTTGTATATAGTTGCGCCCATCCAGACCATTGAGCATCATCTGTATCCCGCCTTGAACGGATATATGCTGGCGCGTAACCTCCACTGGTGCCGCTCCAGCCGATAAGTAACTCACCTTCTCCAACTGCGGACACTCCCGTAAGATGAAGCACATTGCCATAGGCGTAAGGGTAGCCATTGTTATATGCCTCATACATCTGAATACCAGGCGTCCCCTTTGCACTCCCGCTTAATGCTGTGACGCGATTCCGGGATACCAGCGTATTAATATTTATATCGCCGGTGCCATCAAATTTGACACCATTAATATTTCGTGCCGTTTTCAGCTTTGTAGCTGTAGCAGCATTGCCGGACAGTTCGCCTGAAAGACCGGCGCTGAAGGTTTGTTTCGCCGCCCATGTCTGAGCTTCGTCGATAATTGGCACACGTCTTGTCGTGATCGTGCGGCTTCCCGGATTTCCTGAAATACGCACCATAAAAAAGCGGTAGTTCGCTTTACTTACAGTGCTGCGCCACACATGCATTGAGCGCCCCGTACCGGAATCATCACTCGGACCCACTGCGATGTTTATCAGGTTGCCATCAATGACGCCCCAGTCCATACCGTCGGGAATGTTGGTCATATTATCAAGCCGAACGGTTATCAGACTGCCCGGCACAAAGTCGTAGGTCTGCCAGTCCAGGCTGGTGAGTTTTGCTACTGCGCCACCGATACCCAGATTCAGGGGCAACGAAAAGGAGTTATACACTTCTCGCCATTCGGTCCATTTGCTCCCGGCGTAGACGCGCTCAAAAGTGCGTCCCTGTGTGGTTTCTGATTTCCCTGTGGTTGTGTAACGCTGCCAGACAGACACACCATCAAAACGTCTGATTACTTCCAGTATCCCAAGTAGTGTCGCGCCAACTGTGTCCAGCATCGGACCGTTTGTTGCCTTTCCTGTAACACTGTAAATACCGGGGTCGGTTAGAACATTTAAATCACCTTCGTAATAACGACTCTCTGACTGATGACCGACTCTTAACCACGGTTCCCACTGCGGATTTGATGCATCCCAGCTTGCCGCAAGGCAGCGGACATACATATTTCCACGGCGAGTGGTATAACGTTGCGTTCTTCCATAATTTCCGCCTTCGAGTATCTCAAGCATCCCCTGAGCAAAGCCGCCTTCCTCTGGATAATTGCGTTCATATGAAGCTATAGCCGAGCTACTGTTACGCCATAAACCAAGATGTTCGGCGGCTCCAAGCGTATTCAGGTCTATAGTCGTACTCAAAGGGCGGGTAGCTGATTGAGTGTGACGCCATACGCCCCACGGACCATCAGAGCCATTCCACTTATTGGCGAGTCTGCGTATGTATACATTGCCGTCTCTCGTGGTAAAGCGTTGCGTACCTGCAAAATTTCCGGCAGCAAATACCTCAAGCACACCGACAGCATTATCTTCCGGGAAATTTTTCTCCAGTGTTGCGTTGGTGGATGTTGCTTTGGACCAGACACCAAGATAAGCCTCAACGGGACCGAAAGTATTTAGGTCAGCATCAATAGGCATTTCACCGTTGTTTTTCTCAAACGTCAGACTGGTGACGCCAAGGTTCTCAGGTGTCAGCGTTATGTCTGCCGAACCATCAAATGAAACGTTGTTAATCTTCCGTGCTGTTTTCAACTTCGTCGCGGTATCGGCGTTCCCTGTCAACGCCCCGGTGATCCCGCCGTTAAAAGTCTGGCGTGCACTCCATGTGTTAGCCGTGCTCAACAGGGGGATCTTTTCACCGCTGGTACCGAGTTCTCTTAAACCAAGGTTTAGGATTGAAATGACGACGCCGGAAACTTCTTATAAAGCGTGGAAACAGCCACATCATAGATGATTGCAACCTGCTTACGGGGGATGCCATTCTCCAGCAATCGCCGCATTTGCTGCCATGTTTCTTCTTGGTATTTAGGCCGACGCCCACCTATACGACCTTCTGCGCGAGCTGCATCAAGTCCAGCGCGTGTACGTTCAACGATAAGCTCACGTTCCATTTCTGCCAGCGCCCCCATTACGTGAAAGAAAAAGCGCCCCATTGGTGTACTGGTGTCGATAGAGTCAGTGAGACTCCGGAAATTAATTCCTCTGTCACGCAGCTCTTCCACCAGCACAACCAAGTGACGCATGCTGCGCCCAAGACGATCTAACTTCCATACGACCAGGGTGTCACCTCTGGAAAGCATACGCAAAACCTTTTTTAGCCCAGGGCGTTCAGTCTTTTTGCCGCTCGCCTTATCCTCAAAAATTAGCTCACATCCTGCGCTTTCAAGGGCATTTCGTTGCAAAGCAGTGTTTTGTTCATTTGTTGATACGCGTACATAGCCGATCAGCATGATTTTTACTCTAATGCGTTGTTCTTATGAGTCTGCGAATTTTAAAGAACAAAGCGTTATGCACAGAAATAACAATCTGAATAGGTTCCTGCTTGATTTTTGTTAGATCCGGGAGGAGCTTATGCAGATTTTGATTTTTTTAATGTCCATTATTAGTGGAACCTATTTATTTCTTACTGGAGTTAGGCGTGGAGCTTATAAGCCATGTTTTTTACATTGGCTTGAAGCATGGCTGCTTGCCATAAAAGGTGGTTTTGTTGGTTTTTGTCTTGCAGAAGTTCAGTGGGGAAACTCATTTTTGGATGTGGTTGCTTTTTTGATATGTAGTTGGAATAGCCATTTTGTATTAAGAATAACCAAAATATGGGTTTTTCACTTGATTTACGAATGTATTGGCAAATTATGAACAACCAGATGAGAAGTTACTTTGCATACCATTACCTCCTGACAACGTAGGAGGGAACTTGTGCTTGACACTCAGGGATTAACTCCAGTTGCTATTGCGCTCCTGCTTTCAGTAATTGGTGGGATAGGCACGTTCCTGCTGGATGTCCGAGATGGACGCCAGTCTGGCAATTTGTTGGGATTGGTTACGGAGATCTTTGTTGCAGTGACAGCGGGCGCGATGGCGTACCTATTGGGGCAACACGAGGGCTGGGAGTTATCAATTACGTACTTAATGGTAACGATAGCCAGCAATAACGGTCATGAGGTGATTTCAGGGATGAAACGAGTGAATATCGATAGCATTCTGAATGTTCTTACAAGTTTGGTGAAAAAGGGAGGCGGGAAATGATTGGCTGGGGTGTATGCGCTCTTGCGTTAGCCTTAGCCGATCGCTATTTGCTAAAACGCAAGGACATCACGCATTTAGAACTTGGTGATGTGGAAATTAAACAGGGCTTCATCCGGGTGCCGTTCAAATACCGATCTAAATTCCCGTTTTTGCGCGGCGCAACGGTCAGATATTGGATCCGCGATGTTCAGAAGCCAACGACAGTGATTGAAGGCGAACAACGTTGTCTGACGTCGGCTGAACAGGGCGAAAACAGTGAATGGTTGTACATACCCACTGAATATATGGGTAAAGGAGAGCGACTGTGGCATTTCAACGTCATGGTTACGCATGGCGACTCGTTCATTAACCCGTTGTATCGGATTTTCCCTGTTACTCAGCAAATCCGCAGAAGTTACGTAATAAATCTCGCACAGGATGTGTCAGATGACGAAAAATAAGTATGCAACGGTCGATTTTGACCAAGTTAATGAAAAGGGGCTGAAATCCCTTATCGCGGCGATCAATAAAACCGGTGTTACGGTAATTGAGGTTGACTCCAGCAACCGCGCAACAACGAAAGATGGCGTTAAAGTTAAAACCGCAAAGCTGGTTCTTAACGACGGACAAATTCTTGCCATACAGGTAAACGATACTGGCGATATATCGTCTGTGAAGCTGAATGGAAAAGCTATTCCTAACGCTCAGTCGCCGGATATCAAGACGCTTGGTACCGTCATGGGGCAAGCGGCCCGCAAAAACTCCGCAAAATTCCAGAAATCACTGATCGCCAAAGCGAAACGTGTTGCCAATCCGGTAGACAAGAAACCGGCAGTAAAATCCAACTTTCAGCGCCTGCAAGAGGCAAAACAGCGGAATGCTCAGGTGGTTGCCGCTTATAAATCAGCGCAGAACTCGGTGTCTTTCAATCAACAGCAGATCACTGATTTGCGGGCGAAGCTGGATAAGGAGACAGGCCGACTCAATAACGAAAAGGCCCGAAATGGCGAACTCAAACGCCGTCTTAAGCAACTGAAAGCAGGAAATTAACATGGAACAGTTCAATATCAATAAAGGGGTGACGATTAAGCCGGGGCTTGACGTGCTTCCCCCGCCGGTGACTGATGATGAATATCGCGCATTAATGGCCGGTGAGGACCGCTATCTGATGACGGAATCCAACACCCTGGAGGAAATCGAGGCTACGTTCTTCTATGACACGCCGATCCACTGGTGTGCTACGGATTTACTGGAGGCGATTAGTTCTACTCGTTTGCAGTTACACCGGACCATGCAGGCATTTGTCCGGGCATTGAACCAGAAGCTGAATGGTACCGGAATCTCTGCGGGGAGTGATAAAACGGGGGATGTGGCCCAGAGCGGCGCGCGCGCGATCGGCGGTGCTGAAATTGGCCGGGCACGTAACGTTAACGGGCTGCCTGTCCTGCCAGCCATTATTCCGCTCAGTGATGGTCAGACTATCAGCATTCTGTTTCATAGCCCGACAGCGGAAAACCGGATCACCAATAGCGATACGCTGGTTGCTTTCCAGTTCTTACTGAATAAAAAAGACGTTACTCACACCGTTGCTCCGATGAGTGGACGTGATATGACGCTGGCGCAGGTCACCATGAAACTTGCCAACCTTGCAGAGAAAAACTCGGCAAAATTCCAGCGTGCGCAGAAGAAGAAAAAAGCCCTGGTTGATGAAATAACCCAACTACAGGCTGACAGTGACCAGAAAGAGGATGCCATGAGCGACCTCGCGGATCAGGTGGCAGCGGTAGAAGGGCAGAAGGTAGATCTGGAGCAGAAAATTAACGCTGTTGCATCGGAAGCTGATTCTCTTTATGAAGAGAATGAGCGTTTGCAGACGGAGATTGATCAGCTCAATCGCACTGGTGGGCGCGATACCATTGCTCCTGCGGGGATGACTGGTGGGCACTCTCGCGCGATGACGGATCGCCTTGCCAGTATCAAAAATCGTATGCATATGAACGGGGAAGTGACGCTCAGTAATGGTGCATCAATGAAGCAATTCATTGAGAACGGCGAAGGGGATATCCAGTTAACCGATTCGGATGGTAGCGTGTACATGATCAAGGCTAAATCCATACAGGGTGTGGACATGGCAGATGCGATCGGCAAGCTGTTTAAAGCCTATAAAGCGGGTAATGTATCGGAATACCTGGTCCAACCAGAAGAACATAAACCGGAAAACGTCGAACCTGAACCAGCGGAGGATACCGGTAGCTCTTCGCCTGAACCAGAAGTCTCTGTAGGTGCATATCGATATGCCCTGCAAATGCGTCCGGCGGCCCCTGGCGCAATACCTGAAGGTAACAAAGTAATTCTGCCGCGCCCTGATGAAGGTGACCCGTATTATGAATATGCACGCTACGGCATTGCTACTTACGATACCCCGCTTTCTGATCAGCAAATGAGTGAGTACGACCTGAAGTTATTGCCTCGCGAGGATTCTTTCGACTTCCTGGCGAAGACACTTACTAATGGTCCGTTTGGCAAATATGCACAAAAAGCTCTGGAGCTGGCCACCCGCTCACCAGACGAGTTCCGCGTAATGCTGAAAACTCAGTTTCAAAAAACTTTCCCCAATATTGCGTTTCCGGGTGGCGCTGGCACCGAGAAAATGGTGCAGAGCATGATCAATGCATTGCAGGCCGAAGTCGGTGAGATTACTCAGCCAGAACCGGCCCCGGCACAGCCTGATGAAACGGTTAGCGAAGCAGATGCAGAGGCTAATAAAGCCATTGAATATCTCAATAACGTGATGGATATGCAAAGCACTGACATGGCGGAGATCCGTAACGCCCGGGGCAATGTCCGGGAAGCGATTGCAGCCCTTCAGGCTGCCGGGCGTTTTGAGGAAAACGAAGAGCTGGTTAATGGCGCAGCTCGCCACCTGGCTGATCTGCTGGTAGCAATCCAGAAAGCGGGGGTAGCGGCATGACACTATCAGCTATTGAGTTAATGGACCTCAGCGATAAGTTGGATGCTCTGATGTCCAAAGCGGCTACCGCGAGTGGCATGGAGTTGCTGGATATCAGCGATGAAATTGACCAGATCATGCAACAGATGGGGTACGGCGCGTCCGGCGGTGGTAGTGGCGAGGAAAAACAACCTTCGGAACATGATGGTGTGCCAAAACTGGTTGCTGATTTCCTGGCTGATAAATTCGTCGATCAGAGCACTGATGCATTTATCGGTACGTTACAGGACTTGAGTCAATATGTTGGCACATACATCGACCTGGACCAGGTTAAACAGCACACGGCGGCATGGATAGCCGCCAATATTAAAGAGGCGGTATAAGGCGTAACAGGGATGAGTTTAAACGATCAGATAGTTATGACCACCAGCAGCGGATACAACGGTGTTGCTCCATATACCAGCTTGTTATTACATCGGGCATCCGGCATCAAAGACATTATTCATCTGATCAGGCTGCTTTCCCGTACAGATCCCCAGGATGAACAGCTTGTACAAGTGCTTGCGCATTTTATTCGAATGCCTGTTGCCGACGTGAAAAAATGGTGCCGATTATTCGGTATCAGCAATTCGTTACTTCGCGGCTTGTTAAATCACGCATCCTCCCTTGGGCGCGATGGCTTTGACGAGATAGCGCAGGCGATAAAAAACGGAGATATGCCACCAGCTATTGACTGGTTTTCCATTCGCCCAACCAGGGTGAAAGCATTCCTTAGCGCGGCGCATTCGGCATCACCATTGGCAGAAATGGTTCAGAGGTTGTCGCTCATATTCACAGACCATACCGCGTTGGGTGATCTGACTCTGGACGAGATGAAAGAAGCCTCCATTCAGTGGGCCGATCAACAAAATGAGGTTAACTCAGACTTCTTGCCAGCATTCAGGAAGGCCGTTAGTAAAGCGGATGATGCCCGTGGAATTCTGAAGGCATTTAAGGCATTGCAAAGTCGGGTTAATAAACATCTCGGGGATATTGATGGGGTAACGGCGGAAGGCCGGGATATCCTAAAAGAGCACGGCATAACGCCAGAGTTTATTGATGAGATCAGGACTGATATGCAGCGTGAGGTCGTATCGTCCCTGCAAATCGTAGCCAGAGCGTTGGCGGATGCTAATCCGAAGAGTGCGGCCATTGTTAACCGGGTTATTGGTGATATTGAAGCATCGGAGGGCATGGGGGCGCTGAAACTCTTCCTTTCGCGAGCGTTTAATCCTAACGGCAATATTCTCCCTGGCATTATTGGTGAGGCTAAAAAGTATGTCAGTGAAGAAGAACTTGAGCAGCTTGACCAACTACTTAAGCGATTCTCATATAACCCGCAGATACGCTGGCAAATGAATCAGCGAAGTATGGGTTCGGTCCACGAGAAAGTGTTATCTGCCATGAACAGTGCGATCGCAAACTCATCCGTATCTGAAGAAAAAGCTCTTGAGTGGGCCGACTCTTTTATCACAGAAGAAGTGGAAGAAGTCCGCGCTGGACAGAATGGTGGGATAGACCTGCGCAAGGAACTTGCTGATATTTATCGCCTGACCGGCGGGAAAATATCGACCTTATCAAAGGTAGTTCACCACCAGGGAAGGGCATATGCAAATCTTAATGGTGTTGTTGCTGTCAATTTGAACGATGAAAATGCAAGTGCACTGTGGCACGAGCTGGGTCATCATCTTGAGTACAGTAACCCTGGTTTGTTAGAGAAAGCCCGGTCATTCCTGAAGGCCAATGTTGAAGGGGATAAGCCATCTTTCGTCAATATCGGTGGGCGTGGCAAGCCTGAATGGTGCTTCAGATCTCGATTGAGTAATATTTATATGGCGAAGGTATACCCGCCAGCCTCAGTAAGTAACACCGGGAAAATTCGGCAGAAATCACCGACTATTTCCAAAACGTCAGCAACGGAAGTATTCTCTATGGCTCTTCAGTTGTATCATGACAAAGAGGCCGCTGCCGCATCACTGATGAATGGTGACGGATTGCTGGAACTGTTATTAGGTGTGGCAAAGGAGCTAAATAATGCAGATTAAAATCGCAGCGCCATTAGGTGGAGATGCCATTATCGAATTTGATGATAATGAAGAAGTTTCCGGGCGTTTAAGCATTATCTCCGGTGACATTACCGAGGACATGATCGCTGAAGCCATAGCTGGGGCAAATCCCAATAGCTATATGGGATTCGTTAACACCCTTGATGCTCCCGCAAGTGATGTTCTCCGAACGCTGCATCTTTACGCTGGCTGGTTTGTTGATTGGCCAGCAGTAGATGGTGGCGATGAGGACGACGACGACGATGATTTTGGTGATCATGTAGACCAGATCGTATATTGAAGAAATCCCGCCAATCGGCGGGATTTTTTTTAATCGCTTTCCACTTCTTCCGTGGTGTTTTCTTGCAGTTCTGTTAATGCAGCACGACATAGGTTCCGGGCATTGGCTATAGCCACACTTTTGACTTCATCCGTCATCGTGCAGGTAATGTACTGATCGAGTTCTTCAGCGCGGATGATGCTTTTGCCAATCAGAAACTGTATTTGCCAGAGCAGATCGGCATCCATAATCAGAATTTCTGCCGGGCCTTCAGGGCCAGCCGGGAAGGAAACATAAGACTGTTTGCCCAGGCCGACAACTCGACAACTTGCTTCAAGAATTGCGCGCTTGAGGTCTGACTTTATAACGGAAACAGGTTGATTTTCACCAGTGATTACGCCGTTGACATGGAAAGGCATGTAGCTTGAAATACGCTCCACTTTCCACACGCCAGCAAGCGATCCTTCATGCAGCACAATGGGGGTAACCGCGAGTTTCATCTCACCATATAACTGCTGGCAGATAGCTGGATTGCTGAATACATCTAAAGGCTCACATTCAAACAGCGGCGCAATCTGCATGAGGTCCATCATGGTCATCCCTGGGGTACGAGCAGTAATGAATTTGCGCATACCAGTATCCATTGCGCTCCAGATTGCTACACCATGCTTTTTGCTCACTTCTTCAGTAAAGCCAAGGTGGCACATGATGGTTTTTTCGATAGCCAGATCAGAGATCGAAACCTTTTCGCCAGGCACACCATCATTATTGATGGTCACTTCGACACTCTGACCATTACGCAGGCGGTATTGAATTGCTTTAGTATTTTCCACGTTAAATCACTCCACTACAAACCAGTCACATGCCAGTAAGTCGCCTACAGAAGGAACCCACGGAACAACTACACCTTGTGCATTTTTTAAGGCGAAATAAGCACCATACGGAACGAGGTCGCCGGGGAAATATCCCTTAATGGCTTCCATTCGTGCCGGGTACTGTCCTTCAGGAACCAGCCAGCAGAATTGGTTTTCGCCGTTCCACCCGCGTCGAGCAACTTTCTTGCCATCCTTCAGCCACATCAGCGCGTCAGAAAAGTCGGCTGCTTCAAGGTCGATTTCTTCTTGTAGAGTAGCGATACCGCCAGCAGAAATAGTTACGTCCCTGGCTGTAATGAATGTCACCCCATTGTGACCTTCAATACTGAGCGATACCCCATTTTCGAAGAAGTCGTTAGTCCGACTAAAGCCTTCTTCAAATGTTTTTTCTGGTGAATAGGACAGAGATCCGTTCTCATAAGCGACCAGATATCCGCCAATTTCTGGTCGGTGTTTTTGCAAAAACATTTTATCAACATGGACTTTTACCCCTTCTGGCTCAACGACTTCGATGTTGCAAAAAAGGACCACATCCATTAGGGCGATAATTTCGATATCTTTGATTTTTGAGGCGCGAACTGTTTTATGGCTTTTGTATTTTGGAAGTGCCGTCAAAAGCTCTTTCGTTGTCATGTTATTCATAGTCTTTCCTCTGCTTAAAACCTGATGTCTTGCGCCTTCAGGTGGGTCAGGAATGTTTTCCCACCAGCGAAAGCAATATCTCGGGGTGTTCTTTTCGTGAAAAGCGCGTGCCATTGCCAACTTTGGCGTTTGTTTGCGAGTTCGTACTTTTGTCGGCGTCTGGACCACCGCTTTTCTTTCAGTCGTTTTTTACACATTCAAAACGGAATATCGTCGTCAAAGTCCATTGGAGGTTCGTTATTGGCGTTGCTCTGAGGTTTACCGCCACCACTGTATTGCTGGTGGTTTTGAGGTTGGTTTGATTGCCCCCAGCCATTTGAGGACTGTGAATCGTCACGGCGAGCGCCGATCATTTGCATGGTGCCGCCCTGGCTGACGATAATTTCCGTCGTGTAACGTTCTACACCGGCGTCATCTGTCCACTTACGGGTTTTAAGTTTCCCTTCGATGTAGACCTGAGAACCTTTTCGTAAATATTCACTCGCAATTTCAGCAAGTTTTCCGAACAAAACGACTTTATGCCATTCTGTTTGCTCTTTCTGTTGGCCCGTTTGCTTGTCGCGCCATGATTCATTCGTTGCGATGCTGAGTCTTCCGACCGCTCCGCCATTTGGTATATACCTGATCTCCGGGGCTTGCCCCAGGGTACCAATCAGGATGACTTTGTTTACACCGCGTTGTGCCACTTATCTTACCTAATAAAATAAATTAATTAGAGCAATAATGTATATCTTTGAAACGTAGCTAACAAGTGATTTGCATTATCCTGTGCCTTCTAAAGGGATCGAGTCAGTCGGTATTGGCTGTGAATGGGTGTTTGTCCTGGAGCGTAAAAAATTCGCTTATGAGGTCTTTATGAAGGGAAAAACAGCCGCAGGAGGCGGTGCAATTTGCGCTATCGCGGTGATGATTACCATCGTGATGGGTAATGGCAATGTGCGAACCAACCAGGCGGGGCTTGAGCTTATCGGAAACGCTGAAGGTTGCCGACGTGATCCATACATGTGCCCGGCAGGGGTATGGACTGACGGGATCGGTAATACACACGGGGTAACGCCGGGTGTGCGAAAAACAGACCAGCAAATCGCCGCTGATTGGGAAAAGAATATCCTGATCGCTGAACGCTGTATTAATCAGCACTTCCGGGGCAAAGACATGCCCGATAATGCCTTCAGTGCAATGACAAGCGCGGCATTCAATATGGGATGCAATAGCTTACGAACCTACTACAGCAAAGCGCGAGGCATGCGAGTAGAAACGTCCATCCACAAGTGGGCGCAGAAAGGGGAATGGGTGAATATGTGTAACCATCTCCCTGATTTCGTGAACAGTAACGGCGTGCCCCTGCGAGGTTTAAAGATTCGCCGTGAAAAAGAACGCCAGCTTTGCCTGACGGGACTGGTCAATGAATAAACTCCGGCAGCTCCGCCGACTTTCGACAATGAAGTTATCGCTGGCGGCGATAGTTTTCGACTCGATTTTCATGGCGGTATATGTGCTCAATGAGACGTGGCCACTGGAACCGCTATTGTATGCTGGGCTTCGGCTGTGCCTGACATTTTTGAGCATGGCTGCAAGATTGATGCAGCAGAAAGAAACCGCTTCAGATTGTCCACGCCGCGCGGTGCGCAAATATATGGCACGCAGGCGAAGGCGATAATAGTTAACGAGAACCCCGGCAGCCGCCGGGGTTATTTTTGGTGGTTATTTAAACGGATTGATTGAATTATTAAACGTGATGATGCTTGTCTCACACGGTGCCTGGACGTTAGCCGCTTGCGGAACCTCCTTAATTTTCTTGGTGACAGGCAAGTTGCGTGCGCCAACTTTGATCAGAGATTCGAAAAGTGTGGCAACGATTTTTGCATCACCAGGTTCTTTGAGGCGGAATGCGTCTTTTTGGGCGGCGGAGACGAAGATCGGGAGGTTATCCAGTTCGTCTTGCATTGCTGCCAGCACATCGTCGCGGATACCCGCTGTTTTCTCCAGCAAAGCGATTCGCGCTTCAGCATCTGCGATCTTGGCCATTGCTTCGAGGTGGCGGCCCTGGCTTTCGAGTAGTGCAGTTTCCAGTTCTGCCGTACGCTCTGTCGCCTCCACCATCATTTCCAGTTCAGCCATTTTGCCGTAATGGGATATAACGGCCTGCACTGACTCGTCGGAGTACCCATGCGCCGCCAGGGACTCTGCCAGTAAAGATTTAGAATCCGCGCTTTCAAACATTCCGGCGCTGGCAGGATGATCCAGACTGATATAGTTCGGCGTTGTCACATAATCCACACCATGGAAGCTGGTGGTTACAGCGATTTTCCCGGACTCGCGCCCGCCAGTGGCCCAGCTCCAGCCACCAGCTCGGCTTTCGATCATCGCGGCGACAATTTTACCCGGCTCTGTGTTAAGAATTTCCTGTGTATGGGTAACGATGCCGTTGTCGTCAACAGATATAGCCACTGTGCGGCACGCTGGAACATTGTCGATTACGACCGGGCGACCTTCCACCATGATCACGCTGGTTTCTGGTACTTCCAGTTTGCCAGTCAGCTGTCGGCGACCGTGACCGTAATAGCCGAAAAGCTCTCCAAGGCGTAAACCTTCCTGAGTTTCCTTGCTTTCAAGCATGGTCTTGACCGCGCTTAATACATACTGTCGCCCGTTCTGGCGACCTTTTCGAGCATTGCTATAGAGACAAAAGCGGTCAGTGACCGTTTTCAAAACATCAGTCATTATCGTTTCCCTCTTTAAAGACCGATTCAAGGATTTGCGCCAGTTCCTGTGGCGGTGTTTTGATGATGGAATCCATCAGGTGATCGTCGTCCTCGCTTTTCGCTTTCAGTTCGTTCACCAGTGCTTCAGAGATTTTTTCGTCAATCTCCAGCACATCGCTGAACAGGTAACGTTTGAATGCATCGGAATTAGCGAGGACGCTGTTATTGCTGACGGCATCGAGGATTTGCGTAACGATGGTGGCGTAGTTCGCCTGCGAGTCGCGGTTATCGTTGTGCTCTTGTTGCAGAGCGGTATTAACGGAGTGGAATTCGATTTTGTACGGGCGATCACCTTCCGGGTATACCTTGCCGTACTTGAAAGCAAGATGAATATCGATAGCCCGCTGAATGAACTCTTCTACGCCCTGCTGGATCCATGAGGCGCGCATGGCGGCCTGAATTGCCGTGCGCAGGAATCCACCTTCACCAAGCCCGCCGGACATTTGATCTGCCCACCCCAGGAGGGTGTAATCGAGGCCAAGTGCTGCCGCCAGCTGGCGCATATAGGTGAGAATGTCTTCAATGCCGTTGATGTCAGCCTGGATGGTCTGAGTATCAATAGTCATCTGTCCCTTGCCGTCGCCCATAATAGGCAGCAGGGTATTGGTCACCGTAGGCATGTTATTCGCGCCGCGTGCGCGCTTTTCCATCAGGTCAGCTGCTCGTTTAAGCGTCTGAGTAATGGTGCGCGAATAATCGGCTGCTTTTACTGGATCCAGACTATTCATCGCCAGGCCGATGATTCGGTCAATTTTCGACGCATTAAAACGCGTTGCCTTCAGCGAGCGGATCGCCGAACGCAGATTCATGTACGGCTCGTAGGCATATTCGAGCAGGCTGGTCCCGTAATTCTGGGTTTCAATCGGTGTGCGCTCTTCCGGATCATCCAGCAAGCTGTATGCCTTATGGCCAGTGTGCACAGGCATAAGGTTTGACTTAGGCCGCCAGTAGGGGATTTTCATAGGGATAATGGTCCACGGATCGGCGAAAACCATTTTCCCTGACGCGTCCTTCAGATAATCGCCGCTAAATCCCGCCAGGTTACCGCTGACCTCGAACTCTTTGATGAAGCTCGGAAGGGTGTAATAGGAGCACTCAAAAGACGTGATCCCTATGCCTTCTTTGGCGTATGGCCTGACATAAGCCACCCCAAATACAGACATGATAAATGCCCACCCGGCGACCTCTTTGTTGATGGTTCGCCCGATGTCGTTCATCAGCTCGTCACACAACGCCTGCGCGGCGTCATAGTCACTATCGTTTCCGTTGTGTACCGGCACGATAGAGAAGGTTTGTCCGGTCTTCTTATCGAAAGAGAGCGCGTGCGTAATATGGATGTTCAGCGCGGTGGCGATCGTGCTGTAAACCGCCATCTCTTCGAGTAGCGGATAGCGTTGCAAGCGGTCTTCCGGCAGTTGGACTTCATCAAAGATAAAGCGACTACCGTCCACCAGCCCATCGCCAGCCATGCCACTATCGCCCGGTTTGCCGCCTAAGAAGCCGGACAGTTGTACCGGTGCCCCTGCGCGAGAAAACAAATACCCACTTCCGCCGTGCACAGCCAGCGCGGACAGGAGGATGTTGTCCCGTTCTCCGTTGTCTTTAAAAACCCCCGCCAGCGCCTTCCTGACCGAGGATAGCGTGATTTTATTGTCTGCCAAGATTGCACCTTAATTAGAATAATTCGCATCGTGTTTGAACGGAATTTAACACTAGTCACTTGTTAAGGATTACCAATGAAAAAGCCATCTATGGGGGTGTTTCGCTGTTCAAGTGTCAGCGAAATATTGAAATACATTAGGGCAATAACATCTCACCGAGCGCCGATTAGATACGGCGTGGAAAAGGTGGAAGGCAAAAGCTATGACCGGCTGCGCCGGGAGGCGAATCAGAAGGCGATAGATTTGCTTAATTCGCTGGTGGACGGCGCGACACTGACAGATGAACAGCGCCAGATCCTGGCCGGGTACACTGGTGAAGGCGGCATTGGCGGGTCCGTCTCCGAATATTACACACCAAAGCCTATCGCTGAAGGCGTCTGGGAGATCATGAAGCTCTATGGCGCGGACGTAGGTAACACTCTGGAACCATCGGCGGGCACCGGCGTTTTTAATGAGACAAAACCGGTTGGTACGGTGATGACCGCGACTGAGATCAGCAGTGTTTCCGGTCGTATAAACCAGCTGTTACATCCGGAAGACAGCGTACAGATTTCCCCGTTCGAACAACTGGCTGTAAGCACGCCTAACGATTCATTCGACCATGTTGTGGGTAACGTTCCGTTCGGCGGTCGTGATAACACACGCAACATCGATAAGCCTTACGCAGAAGAAACGGATATGGGGTCTTACTTCATGCTCCGCATGCTGGACAAGATAAAGCCAGACGGATTCATGTGCGTGATTGTGCCGCCGTCCATTGTTTCAGGTTCAAACATGAAGCGGTTACGCCTGCGCCTATCACGGAAAGCTGAATTTCTTGGTGCCCACCGCTTGCCTACCGGTACTTTTGACGCAAACGGGACCAGTACAGTCGTTGATGTGGTGCTGATGCGCAAACATCCGGCAGAGATGGCTGAGAAAATCCCCCTGGTGGATGAAAGCACTCTTGAATCGGCAAATGTGCTTTGGCCAACGTTTATTTCTGGCAAGTGGTTTGAAAAGGACGGCCGCCGGTTTGTTCATGGCACCCAGGAGAAGGGCTTCCAGGGGCGTATTGAGGTTCGTGCCGACGGGCAGATTGATAACCAGGCTCTTAAAGCGAAGCTGATTCATCGTTTCGAAAGTCGTATCGACTGGTCTTTGCTCGATATGGCTGAGCCGTCACCGACCGCAGATGTTTTTGATGAAGGGGAAATGCGCCTGATTAATGGCGTATGGCAAAAATATGCTGGTGGTCGCTGGATTGAAGCTGATGCCGGGAAGGAGCTGAAGATTGATGTTGCCAGTTATGGCGCGGATAGCTGGGAGGCTCTTCAGCGTAACCTGACTACCACCGAAGGTCGTCTCGGCATGACATTTACCCAGATGGCAAATGTCCGCGATAAGTACACCACATCAATCAGCGACGATATGGTGCAACTGGTGGATTGGATTAACAGCCAGCCTGAAAAATACCGTGAACGCTTGTATCGCGGGGCGATGATTGGCCGGATGTTAATTGAATATCAGGATATGAAGGCCGCCGGGCATAGTGCTGAACAAATCGAACAGCAGCGCCTTTCTCTGGTATCCCGTTTGCAGGCAGAGATTGACCGTTTTGGTAACCCCGGTCGCGGTCCGATAGCTAAATTATCGGGAAGCGGTGCGCGCGCCTGGTTTGCTTTCCGTGGTGCAATTAAGCTGGATGGCACTATTTCTGACGAGCTGACAGGAAAGCTGGTTACGCATGATTCCAGCGCAAGTTATGACTCCACCAGCTATCAGGACACCTTGCGTTATCTCTATAGCGATCTTACCCGCGATCCAATCCAGCTCGATGATTTCCGCCTTGCGTTTACCGGCGAACTGCCAGCCAGTGATGAAGAGTTGCTTAATTTATTGGCCAGCACCCCAGGTATTGCGGTTTCGCCGTATGGCGGGATTGTTCCGTTCGCCCGCGCCACCAGCGGCGACATTAACGAGATAGTGGTTCCAAAACAGGAATTCCTCGCCACGCTCCCCGACGGTCCAGTAAAGAACAACGTCCTTAATCAGCTGGCAGCGATCGAAGAGAAGCGCATCAAGACGCCAGCAGAGAATATCCGCTTTAAGCTCAATAGCCGTTGGTTCGACCGTTCCGTCATTCTGGAGTTTTTGCAGGAAAACGGCTATCCGGATCTGCGCTATGTGCAGTCAGTGCAGCTGGAAGGCGACGAAATGGTTTCTGACACCTATCACGGTGGTGATGGTCTGTTCGTCGGACACCGATACGGTGTCGTCCAGCGCAAGGATAAAGAAACAGGCGAGATCCGCTACGAGTGGGACCGTAAATCAGGTGAAAACGCGACCGGGTTCCCGGCACAGCTGGAAAAGTATCTCAATGGTGCGCGTATCGGTGGCAAAGATAGCGCGACGGCGAACGGCTACCGCGAGCAGATGGCACTGCTTGAGGACCAGTTCAATAAGTGGATCAAGACACACGATCGCTACGATGAGCTGGTTGCCAAATACAACGATGTTTTCAATAGCAATATTCCGTATGAACACTCTGGCGATCCGCTTGGGTTGAAGGGATTAAGCGGTAAGCGCCAGCCATTTGATTACCAGAATAGCGAGGTGCGACGACTGTCTGAAGATGGGCGCGGCATCCTGGGCTTCGGCACCGGGCTGGGTAAAACGACGACCGCGCTGGCGCTTGAGGCGTTCAACTATGAGAACGGTCGCTCCACCCGTACTGCTTATGTAGTGCCTAAATCAGTGCTGGAAAACTGGTATTACGAAGCAAAAGAGTTCCTGAGTGAAGCAGCATTCAGTAACTACCTGTTCGTCGGTCTTGATGTGCTGATGGATGGCGATCAGATTCGCCAGGTGCCGGTGCTCGATGAGAACGGTAAACCTGTCCTTGGTACTGATGGCACTCCACTTATGCGTGATGCTCTTAAACTGGCAGATGAAGCCACTATCACCGCGCGAATGAACGCGATCCCGCACTCAAATTACCGTGCAGTCGTGTTTACCAAAGAACAATACGCCCGCATTCCGCTACGTGATGACACCGTAGATGAGCATGCACAGGATATGCTTTATGACTTCGTTGCCGCCGGGCGCGTAGCCAGCGCAATGGACTCCGACTCCCACCGCAAAGAGGCCGCGCGTCGCCGGGTATTGTCGGAGTATTCAGATACCGGCACCGAAAAAGCAGAGAAGTATCCGTACTTTGAGGATATGGGCTTCGATAGTGTGATCGCCGACGAAGGTCACAACTACCGCAATAGCTATAAAAATGGTCGCGAAGCGTCACAACTGGCCTATCTGCCCACCAGCGCGGTGGCGCAATCGGCGCGGGATATGGCAATTAAAAACGCGTACCTGATGAAAAAGAATGGCGGGCGCGGGCCGGTTCTCCTGACTGCAACGCCAGTCGTTAACACCCCGATCGATGCATACAACATGCTTTCTCATGTTCTGCCGAAGGAATACTGGCAGAAGATGGGGATCTACGGTCCTGATGACTTCGTTAAATTCTTCGGCAAGACCAGGCTGGAAACGGTACAGAAAATCAGCGGTGAAGTTGAAGAAAAAATGGCGCTGGTGGGCTTTGAAAACCTTGATGCGCTGCGCGGTATATTCCATCGCTGGGTAACGCTTAAAACGGCGGAAGACGTTAAGGATACCGTGGAGATCCCGGAGCTGGACGAACACCAGCAGGATGCACCACTTACTGAAGAACAACTGGCGGCGTATGAAGAATTGCGTCAGCAGGCGGAAGCGGCGGCCAAAGCCAACAATGGCGTAACGACCTCGGTCAATGAAGACGGCGTGATTGAGCACGAGAAAGCCCGTCCGATCTTCTCAATAATCAGGGATATGGACCGCGTATGTACTGACATGGACCTGTACTATCGTCGGATCACCTATCGTTTCCTGCCGGAGTACGCCGATGCGGTGCAGCAGCTGGCGGACAGTTTGCCTAAACAAGCCACCAGCGAAGACGACGACAGTGATGATTCAATCACGCAGCAATCGCAATACTCCCTGATAGATAAGGGCGAGTTTATTCAGTTGCAGGTTCCGGAAGCGTTCGAGCAGGAAGTGAATAAGCGCCTGGCCAGGTTTGGCATTGACGAACAGACCGTAACTCACCCCGTTACGCCCAAATACGCGAAGCTGATTGCCACGCTGAAGGAGTTTTTCCCGGAAGGTAAGCAAATCATCTTCACCGATGAAAAAACGCAGCACCAGAAGCTCAAGCGCATTATCTGCAATGCTCTTAACCTTGAACCTTCAAAGGTGGGGATCCTGAATGCTCAGACGGTTGCCGAGGCAGGTAAAACCGGTAAGAAACTGAAAGCGGTTAAACCGCCGAAAGAGTTACCGGATGAACCAACAGATGCACAGATAGCGAAATACAACGACCAAATGGCTCTGTATGACGCCTATATCGCGCAGCAAAATGAAATGTCGTTGGGCGGTCTGGAAAAGATTGCAGCCGACTTCCAGGAGGGCCGGACTCCGATCATCATCTGCAACAAAAAGGCAGAGGTGGGTATCAACCTGCATCGAGGAACGACTGACATCCATCATCTGACGTTGCCATGGACTCCAGCCAGTATTGCGCAACGAAACGGTCGCGGTGCCCGAGTTGGCTCCAACCGTGCAAGCGTTCGTGTTCACTACTACTGCGGCAAGGGTTCTTTCGATGAATACCGACTGAAGACGCTGAAGCGTAAAGCAGGCTGGATCTCCGATATCCTCCGTTCAGATAAGTCAGAAATGGAGAACGCCGACGCCAACGATATGATCGAAATGCAGATGTATACCGCTAAGGATGATGGCGAACGTCTGGCAATGATGCAGATTCAAATGGATAAGGCGAAAGCCGCGCAACGCGCTCGCCAGAAAGAACAGGCTACTATCGACCTTCAGAACTACATCAAGGCGCAGCACGCAGCTGGTGAGGATGTGGAGGTACTTACCGCTGAATTGGAGCGAAGCAAAGCGGAACTTGAAAAGACCACCGCCGACGTCGCCAAATTCAAACAGGCGGTAATGGCCAAAGCAGCTGATAACGCAGACTGGAAAGCCCGCTGGGGTAGCGTCCATCACACAGACCGTACGTTGTTAGCACAGTATCGCGCGTCGTTGAAAAGCGCCATTCAGCGCAAGGCTAATATCTCTCAGGCCATTTCCCGCTATGAGAAATTATTGAACCGTACTCAGAAGGCCGCGACGGATATCAAACGCCTGCGCCCGCTGGTGGAGGATGCAATAAATAAAGGCATTCTGGATGTTGATCCTGACCTGGTTAACCATGCGAGTGAGTTCCTTGTTATCGGCGATCGCTCATGGCGTGTAGGCCAATACTACGATTGTGCCGGTGATATCGTTCGCATTAAGTCGCTGGACTTCGACAGCCAGCGCGCAGACGTGGAGATCATCTTTACCTTCAAAGGCACCAAATCGGGTAACTGGGATGTGAAGACGCTGGATAAACAGGTGGATGTAACTCCCGATGAAGATGCTGTTATGCAGAAAATCAGTGGTGGCGTCTCCATCGCCGGGATTAACGACATCATTTCCTGTGACGATTTCTACCGTTTCCAGCAGCGCGGCATGATCAAAATCACTGACTCATACGGCGTTCAGACTACAGAGTCAGGCTATAGCATTGATTTTGTTGGTACCTATACGGACCCACTGAAGCATGCGGTTTACCCGGATCGCCGTGACGGCGCGCTGAAGTCGTCAATTGCAAAATGGGTGCTTGGTATGATGTCTGAAGGGAATAACCGCCAGGTCCGTTTGGCAGAAGTATTCCTGACTGAACTGTTTGGCTCCAATTATGGCGATGTAATCGCGTCATATGGAGATACGCTATCCCCTGAAGCAATTCAGGAGAAAATAGCGGATGCGATCGCCAGAATGCCGGAGAAAACAAGCCAGGGGGCTACTCGTAACGGGGATTCTGAACTTGAGGTCACCAATGCCATTTTCGGTACCCATGAGTTCCGGGCGTCAGATTATGAGATCACCACAGCACAGTTTGGCACCATTGGCATTTACAGCAATAAAGCCGAGATCAAGCAGGCAATGGACGCAGCAAGCGCGCGCATCGCAGCAGAACGGGAAGCCAATCTGAATCATGCAGTCGCCGCACTGACTCAATCGTGGGTAACAGCAATCAGGGAGGCCGCCACCACAGGGAAAATCACACCGGCAATTGCGGATGTCGTAAACGACGGCTCTAAATTTATGGATGCCTATAAAATGGATGCGGTGCAGTTGCCATCAGCCTATGGCCAACTCAGCTATCGCATGACCTACAACCTGGTATCAATGTTTTCCGACCTTGCCATCCTTGGGCTGGTGGATCTTAACGAGGTTACGCCGGAATTGCTCAGCATGCGCAAGAATCATGTGGAGATATTGCAGAGAATTAACACGGTTCTTGCCGGGCGCACCGATGAAGAGAAACAGGCCGACGCTGATCGGATAAACCTGGCCCTTGGCAACATCACGGAGGAAGAAATTGCCGCCAGAAACGAGAAACAAGAAGAGTTATCATCAATACAGGGTGATGCCACCAGCATAGCTCAGTCTCTTGGTCTGAATTATCGCGTATCCACCGCCGACCTGAAGATGATGTACGCACCAAAATTCGCCGCTGGCGAGGTATTTGGGCTTCAGGAAGCCTCAGGCATGAAAGGCGTTCTTTTCCGTGCGAAAGACGCAATCAAGACGAAATTCGGCGCTCGCTGGCTGCCAGCGAAGGCGAAGAACAGCGATTTCCCGGGTAACTGGTGGATTATCGAGACAAAACACAACGTGGCGGACGTTCTGGCCGTCATCCAACAATACGCATAACAGGAGCGCCCGGTTCGCCGGGCGTCGCATAATATGGCCACACTATCTGATACAATAAAACCGAATAAAACATATCTTGAGGCGGTACTGCGTACGGCATTGTTAGGAAAGACAGAAGACGAATACGTTGATTTCTTCCTGTCAGGGCTACGTGTCACGAACGGTGCAATAGTGATCCACACCCAACGCCTGAAATCAGATCCAGGGGGTAATCTGCTCTCCTGATTCA